CTCGGCTGGTGGTGGAGACAAGGGCGCTAATACTGCTAACTTCGGTGCTGTCTACCAGAATGGTAACCAGATTAACTACCCGGCCTTTCAAGCCATTCGGACTTCGTCTCAATCCTTTACGTCGGGTACAGGAACCAAGGTTCAGTTCGATACCAAAATCTTTGATACGAATACGTACTACGACAATACTACGAACTTCCGATTTACACCTTTAGTCGCAGGTAAGTATTTCGTTAGTCTCTGCCTTCAGATTTCGGCAACGTTTGCTGCTGGCAGTTTTGCTCAGGCTTTTATTGCTAAGAATGGTAGCCCCGTAAACGGTGGTTTCCAAAGTATGAATTTTCCCGCAGGTACTTTTGCACCTGTGTTAACAGGTTCGGCAATTGTTGTCATGAATGGTAGTACAGACTTCATCGAAGGATGGGGAAACTGTAATGGAACTACACCCTCTTTTAGTGGTTCCGTCGCTCCTAGCAACAGCTGTTTGGTCGCTTATTATCTAGGTGCTTAATGACACGATCAGTCGCTACTTCAAATATTCAGCGTTTTATTTCTCCTCCGAGTTCTTCGTTTACTACAGGGGCGTATTGGACCGTCGGTAGTACTCAGGTGCCTGCTGTACCTGGGAATGACGCTACAGGTAATGGCTCTCAGTCCGCCCCTTATGCTACTATTCAACGTGCTGTCGATGAGATGTACGCTGATTGGGACTTCGCTGGAAAGTACGCTCCGAATATCTATGTAGCTAGTAAACCAGGCTCAGGCATCGGGTATCTCTATCCTCGTGTAGCGATGAGTGGCAGGTTGCTTGGTCAGCCCGGTGTATTCCCTCCGCTTCAGGCAGTACCGGGTAAACCCTTGTTTAACATCGGTGTGTACAACCCGTTTACCCTGCAAGGCGATCCTGCTAATCCTATTGGTGCTGTTATCGCAGTCGGTAACTACGGGAGCCTGGGTTCGTTCGATGATAATGGACCGGCTATTTCACTTTCTGATACGGCTGGTCTAAAGGTGTTCGGTTTTCTGATTGACAGCGGCCCGAGTTACCAAGATAACATCGATGTCATGAACGCTTCTATGCTTGATATCGATCATGTCATGTTAGGCAATGCCGGTCAAATCACAGGAGGTCATTACAACCTTCATATCGGGGTATCCATGAGCTCAACACTTATGGTTAGTGCCGGAGGTTTGAATGTCGTCGGTAACTCTGTTGCTATGGCACAGATCGGGGCTAGTTCGTGTTTTATTGGAAATAATAACGGTGGCCAGACGGGGACTATCCCGATTACACTTAGCGGTGTTACTTTCGATGATGCTATGTTTATTATCGACGGTAGCGAAGCGTATACACAAGGTATGGCTTTCACTGGTTCGTTTACAGGCCGGGGTGCTCATTTGACTGCCAATGGTGTTATTGTTAACGGCACAGGCAGCATCATGGTTACGCCTACTGGTGGTGGAACTCCTGTGGCACATACTATTCTTCTTGAGGATGGATCGCGATGGCGCTAACTAAATGGTTTTTTCATTCTGTAACAGTAGCTCTAAGCTACGTCCTAGCTGCTGTAGGTCTTGGTCTGGATATTATCTTCCAGGCCCAGGACTTTATGCCTGACGTAAAGACTTGGGTATCGGAGGTTTTCAAGGATCACCCTGGTCCGGTTATAGCTGTTATCGGTGGATTGGTTTTCGTAGCTAGGTTCCGTTCGATCTGGAAAGGTATGCAGAAGTAATGGATATCATTGCTAGTATTATCTCAGGGGTTATCTCTCCGATCACTAACGTCCTTGGGTTGTGGTTGACGAAACATGAAGATGTCTCTCTAGAGAAGTTCAAGGTGGACGGGCAGGTGGATATCGCCCTCGTTCAGGCTAATCTTCAGGTCTTTCAAGCCCAGATGGATTTAGCTAAGTCAAAGGCTATGCAGGTTTTGATTGCTGCCTTTGGTCTACCCACGGCTTTCTATTATGGTAAGTGCTTGACTTGGGATGCTGCTTTGCACCTGGGTACAACCGATGCCCTCAAAGGCGATGTCGCCACAATGTCCATGCTTATTGTTGGTTTTATCTTCGCCCACTCCGCTATTGATAAATGGACCCGTAAGACGTGAGCACTAAGTATTCCCTCCTAGATGTCGTTCAGTTGACCCTATCGGCTATGGATGGGGATGAAGTCAATTCAATTACGGATACGACAGAGAGCCTTCAGGTAGCCTACAACGCCAAGACAATCTACAACGATATCATTAATCGTGCAGACTTGCCTGAAGAGTTTCAGCTATTCAGCCTGACAGCTAGTTCTGATCATACGACCCCTATCGTAATGTACCGGCCAAAGCAGTTTAACTCGATTGAATGGATTAAATACAAGCGGAGTATTCAGACTGATCCGCCGGACCCGTTGCTACGTTGGACATTGCTGACGCCGGTACTAGTCGACGAGTATCTCAAGAGAAGCGACGGATTGAACCCATCAGATAGTAATGTCGGCACGATGGAACTAGTCCTGCCTAATACAACCCTTGAGGTTCTGTATTACACTGATCGGTCACCGGACTATTATACAACGTTTGACGATAATACGATTTTGTTCTCCAGCTACGATAGTCAGGTTGACACGACGCTACAGTCTTCGAAGACCCTGTGCTACGGCGAGTTCGACGACACCTTCAGTCTAGCCGATAGCTTCATTCCTGTATTCGATTCTGATATCCATCAGATTTGGCTTCAGGAGACTATCGCGACTTGTCAAGCCCGTATGAGACAACTCCCGGACGCCAAGGCTGAGAAGTCTGCGAGGCAGAACTGGATTAAAACACAAGACAGTAAACCCGGTATTAACACGGGCAGTTATTACGAAAGGTACCCTAACTATGGGCGACGCCCAGGAAGTTGGTGGCCTAAAATCTTCGGAAGGAACTAATAGTGGATTTCGCTGACTTTAACGGTAACGATCAGGCCAATCATCGTGTCTACCAGCTTGAGAATGGTAATAAGCTTCACCTCAAGAGGACCGATCCTTACGGTTTTATTTATCTGAACCTCGATAAGGGTATGATGCCTGCGGCGTACACGGGGGCTTATAGTGATTGGTCTCAGGCTCGGCTCGCGGCTGAGAAGTACATTCGTGAACGCCAGACTGTTATCTCTGAACTCAAAGACGCACCTGTAAAGGCAAAGGCTTCGTAAATTGCCCAGAAATTCAAATACCACCATTGAGAATAATTTCATTGGTGGTTTAGTCTCACAGGCGACAGCTCTGAACTTCCCTCCGAATGCAGCTATCGATCAAGATAACTGTCTCTTCACGGAGTTTGGTTTGGTTAGCCGTCGGCTGGGGTTTGAATTTGAAAACAACTTCACTACGAATACTCAAGATAGAACCGAGAAAGCCCAAAGCACTTATTACTGGAAGAATGCTTCTGCTGACGGTTTGACTAACCTTGTCGTACAGCAGAATGGCGATACGTTATCGTTTTATAATACGAATAGCACGTTGTCTCTATCTGCTGGTTTGTCTGCGAATACTGTGTCCTTGACATCGTTCCAAGCCTCAGGTTCTACGTCAGACAACCTCAATCAAAACGAATGCCAGTATTCTACGGGTTTGGGCTACCTCTTCGTAGTCCACCCGTATTGTGATCCGTTCTATATTCAATATAATCCCAGCGGCGGTACCTTTACCGCGAGTATCATTACCTTCACGGTGAGGGATATTTACGGTATTACCGAAGCCGTTCTAGTAGACAATCGACCGACTAGTCTGACTGCCAACCATAATTACAATCTACTAAATCAAGGTTGGACAAGTACGAATATCACTACGTTCCATACTGGGGCGAGTGCGTACCCGAGCAATGCTGATGTTTGGTGGATTTTCAAGGATAGTACCAATGCCTTTGTCGTCAACGCTACGACGCTTGCGAGCAATAACCGTGGGAGTTCTCCTGCGCCTCAGGGCTTCATCCGTCTCAATCCCTGGAACACTGCTAGGGCAGCGACGTGCCTTACCCAGACCGGCGTTAGTCTATCCCTCACAGGTACAGTCGACCAGACATCGGGGACGCTGCGGCCCTCAGTTACCGAGTTCCACGCAGGCCGGGTCTGGTATGCCGGTGTTACCGCACAGGGATACAACGGACTGATTTACTTCACCCGTGTCGTGCAGGATACGAATGACTTCGGGTGGTGCGCTGCGACGAATGATCCGACTAGTGAGACGCTGTTTGATTTCGTGGCTTCGGATGGCGGTGTCATCTCAATTCCTCAAGCTGGCCCTATCTACCGTCTTATTAGTCTTGGACCTAATCTTATTGTGTTCGGGGCCAATGGTGTATGGGCTATTACAGGTAGTCGTGGCATTGGTTTTTCTGCCGATGACTATAACGTGGCTAATCTGTCTTACGTTCGAAGCCTAGCCGGTACTAGTTATGTCGTCGCAGAAGGTTCGGTGTACTGGTGGAACACAAGTGACATCAATGTTCTTGCCCAGAGTAATACTGGCTATGATGTCAAGAGCTTAACCTACGATAAGATCAAAGACTTCTACGTCGAGGACATCCCGAGCGCTAATAAGAAGACAGTTCGTGGGGCGTATAATCCCCGGACGCATACTATTCAATGGCTGTACAGAACTGCGGTCTCAGGTACGATTACCCAGACGTACTCGTATGATTCGGTCATGAGCCTTAATCTTTTGTCTGGTGCTTTCTATACATGGTCAGTAGACACGAGTGTAGTCAGCCTAAATAGCATCGTTGTTATCGAAGGTGCTTCCTCCGTTACTGGTACTAGTAATGTCATCGATAGTTTAGCTGATCAGGTTATTGATGGTTCAGGAAATATCGTGACGACGTATGGTTTCTCGGGTACAACGGTTCAGACGGCTACGAAGTTCCTGGCGTCTTATAGCAACGCCGGTTCGTATAAATTCACGTTTGCAGAAAGCTTTAATCCGGCCTTCTTGGATTGGCAACAAAAGACTGGCGGTATTGATTACGATAGTTTCTTTGTCTCTGGCTACTCCGTGAAGACACAAGGTATCCGCAAGTTCCAGTCAAATTATATTTATTTGTTCAATGATCTAAAGGACGTTGCCACGCTTGGACAACCCTCGTATGTATTCCAATCCCAATGGAATTTTAGCAACAACCGTAACTCTGGGAAGTGGACACAAACCCAATTAATCACGCATGATGAAACATTCGCAGACGCGGCCCGTCGAAGACTTAAAGTCCGAGGTACCGGAGTTGCCCTCCAATTCAGGATCACTAGCGTTACAGGAAAGTCTTTCTCAGTTGTCGGATGGAGTACTTTCGACACCGCAACACAAGCGCCCTAGTGTTCATGACGTCTTTAGTATCGAAGCAGAAATGCTTAAACGACCACAAGTCAAACTACCTTTCAAAGAATATTTCTCCCCTGGAGTATATGCAAGAGAACTCACTATCTATGCTGGATGTGTCCTTACCGGATACGCCCACAAATACGAACAACTCAATATCCTGTCCAAAGGAAGTATGCGAGTGCTTACAGAAGATGGTATCGTGGAAGTCACGGCACCGTTCACAGTGGTTAGCCCTCCCGGAACTAAACGAATTGCATACGCAATTACAGACTGTGTGTGGACAACTATCCTTGGCACAGACCTTACAGACACTAAAGCAATCGAAGATCACTTTCTGATTAAGACCGAAGAAGAGTACAACGAATGGCTTTCGCAGTATCAACAATCATTTCTGGTATCGGACTAGGCGTAGCCGCCCTAGGCACTGGGTATAGTATTTATAACAGCGAGAAGGCTTCCGAAGCTCAATCCGCTGCGGCCCAGAACCAATGGCAGATTGCTCAAATCCAAGCAGCCAACGTCGATACGGAAAGACAGAAGCTTGCGCTTACTACGAAGCAGCAGGAACTCCAGATTGACACGAATAAGTCAGTCATCCAGCAGCAGCAGGCCGCCGATGATATCCGACAGCAGGCTGCTTCATTGGATGCTACTCGTCGTATCCGTCAGGCGATCAGAACTGGTATTGTTGCTGCGGGCACAGGATTGAATGCTGCGGCTAATTCCGGTGCGAATGAACCCGGCAGCTCCGCGACCCGTCAATCCAGAGCCAACATCGCAGGCCAGAGTGATGTCAACATCCAAGGTATTAACCAGAATTTGGATTTTGGTAATCGCATCTATAATATCAATAAGAACATCTCTCAGACGTATCTGAACGCTCAGGACCAGAATAAATCTTTCGTTCAACAGTCTCAGGCATTACAGAGCAAGACTTTGGATGCTCAACAGCAGATTTATCAACTCGGTGGCAATGCTTCACTGGATTACGCTAGTGCTGCATCGTACCAAGGCCAATCTGCTTTGGGTCAAGGATTGACAAGCTTTGGTTCCTTTATTGGTAACAACAGTGGTACGATCGGTAAAATAACTGATTATTTTCTTGGTAATAATGGTGGAACTGATAATTACGCCATGTCCTCCCGTCCTTGGGGTGCTTAGTGTCTGACTATCCTAATCTAGTTACTACTGAAACACCGAACGAAGGTCCTAATCCTGATCTGACTGCACAAGGTGCTCCGGCTCCTATGCCTGATGATGTAGTGACTAACCGCGCCCGTAGGGCTGACTTTGCTATGGGTGACCAGTCTCCGGGTCTGCCTCAGCTCAAGGATGCCTTTGCAAGTGGTCAGGAGCCGCAGGTCCGTACCATGGCTGCTGGGCAGGCTAATGCTGAAATCCAGCAGGCTAAGCTCAACAGCATCAAGGCTATCGTTCAGAGCAAGACCCCGGTTACCGGACAAGACATCAACACCCTTATGGCTGTCGGTAAGGCGCCTGAGGCCAACCCCGAGACTGTTATCGAAGACAAATTCGCTAGGAACTATGTCTCTAGCGGTGTCATCGGCGATCCTGAGAAGAACCTCGTTTTCCAGTCTGCCTTCGAGAGACAACCAGACAGCACTAGGAATAACATCCAGCTTGGTCAGGCCATGACTTCTAGGAGCCTTCAGGCTAAGAACTTCCTCGAAGAGGTGCAGGCTCAGTACGATCAGACGCCTTGGTTCAATACCGATCCGGAGCATAGAGATCAGGAAGACAAAGCCGGCGATCTGATTAAGAACTTTCTTGGCCTGGGCTTCCGCCAGTACGCCCTTCAGCGTAATCTTGTCAATCAGTCCCCGAATAATTCCATTCTGCCGGGCAGCAATAAGCTCGAACAAATCCAGTATCTGTATCTACTTCCTCAGGATCAGTTCCTTCCGGCTCTTAAGGCTGCCGCAGGTCCGGGTAGTGATCTCTGGAAGTCCTCTCCATCCAATGCGATGGACTTTATCAAAGCAGCGACTTCGTTCTCAACCTCGGATGCGTATGTAGATAATGCTTTCGCAATCGTTAATGCCGGGACTGTTCTACCTATCGGCGGTGGTATGCGTGCTATTGGTCGTATTGCTGGTGGTCGAGAAGTCCCTAGCCTCGCCCTCCAAACCGCAGAAGATGTCCTTAAGACTTCTCCCCGACCGCCTGTTACTCCAACAGGAGCGGCAGAGGGCGTTGCGAAGGATATATTGTCTAGCCCGAGTACACCGCCTGCGCAGAGGTATTACATCCCTGAAGCGGCTGTGCGTAACTTCCCGGGCGCGAAGCCGCAGTTCGGACGTGTTGAGGTGCACAATGGCGTGCCGTGGTATTTCAAACCCGATGGCACGGAGGTGCCGGTGTCTCGAACTCCTACAGAAGGGACGGTGCCTTTTACCGTCGAACCGGGACAAAACGTAAATACTTTTACGACTAAGACTGGTGTGCATGAGTTCTCTCCTGAGGGTGTTAAATCCCCGGGTGAGGATGTTCATTCACCGACGATCTATGTAAATAAAGCCAACTACGAGAAGCTATCTCAGGTACTGGACGAAGATAAGAACTATACGCTGCTCAAGGCCGATAACGGTGATTACCATATCGGTGATCTAAATAACCAATCCCCGGGCAAGCGTGTCCCTAACACTATCGTAAAGGCTAAGGATATTTCCTCTGAGCCTCGCGAAGGCTTATATCCTGTTCGTCTGCCTGAGGGAACCAAGAGCCAGTTCGAGGATTTCGGTTCTCGGATCACGAGTGTTAACAAGAACCAGCCGTACTCGGTTAAGTTCGATAAGACGCTGATTGCCCCGAAGGAAGAAGTCGAAACCCGTAAGGCACTGGCTGACATCGTCAAGTCCTCGGGTGAAGACCATCCTCAGGATGCCCTAACCAAGATGGGCCAGCAGGAGAATGCCGCCAAGGGCGCTGCTGTTCAGGAACTCCGCGATAAGATTTCGGAGTTGACGCCTCGTGGTGATGTCGAGGCCATTCGTAGGAATATTCCTAGTCTGACTTCGCCTCAGACGTTTTACCAGAATAGTTCCAGCCTTAGCCGTGAACTCAAGGACCGTTTGGTCAGTGAGGCACAGGGTCAGGTCAATGAACTCGCCTCAGCCCTACAGGACCCCGTGCGCGTCGAGCGTATGACCGGGGAGGCTTTGTCGCGGGCTGTAGACAACGTCAAGGAGATAGTTAGGAATAAATACAATCGAGCCAGTAACTCTATCCTAGATCAGGTAACTCATTGGGATGGCCAGAGCAATACGTACGCCGTGGAGACCAAGTTCGGTAAGAAGGACGGTACGTTGTTTGATAGCTCTGCTCAAGCCAAGAACGTTATGGACCTTCAGTATCGCTTGGGTAAGTCCGCTACCGTTCAACAGGAAGGCAATAAGTTCTATATCTCGCACTTCCAGCACGTAGACGAGACCTTCAAGCCTGCTCGTGATGGTTTGATTGTCTCTGAGAATGAAACCCCTCGTGGCTTCTGGAACAGCCTGCTTAATGCTGTGACTGGTAAACTCGGTGGATTGGGGAGTAGCATCCGGAGCTCTCGGTATACCGTGAGTGACTTCCAGATGAATAATCGGGTTGTTGCGACCCATGCGCCGAGTGTACTCAACAAAGCCATCGATGACACAGCCAAAGCCATGGGGGGGTTCACTCAGAATGAACGCCATGAGCTCCAGCGTATTCTTGAGATCAACCGAGACTTCATGCACGAAGATGGTCGACGTGGTCAGTTCTACAAGACCGCTCAGGACTTCGAGAACGCCTTCCACGATGTCTTCGGTAAGATGCCTACGGAGAAACAGATCGCTGGGTACGATAGCTTTGTTCGCCTAAGTGACCTTGACTGGTTACTTCGGGCGCAGCAGATGCATCGGGACAAGGCCCGCTTGGGTATCCGTAACTACAAGGTCAGTATTCCTTCGACCGATGAAGTCGGCTTGCCTACGAACGCTAAGACTGATTGGTTCAACGCCAAGAAGGTTGAGAACTTCGATCCTGTTAATACTCAGGATGCAAACATTTACGTAACCCCTGAGAGCCGGTTCACTACGAAGTTCGGTGATACGGTTCTTGATCGAGAGATGAAAGCCAAGATCAAGTCCGGTGAATACCAAGTCCTTCAGGTGGCTAACCCCCGTGAGAAGCCCTTGATGGGGATCACCGGCCACAAGGACGATATTCACTTTGTGGTAACTGACGCTTTCGAAGACAAGGCTATTCGCCTCGGTGAAGACATGCCTTACGAACCCGGCGGCCATGTCATCTACCAAGACCCGTACTTCATGAAGATGCCACAGATCGGTATCGGCAGCAAGGGTCGGCCTACTCATTTCGGAGATATCTCTGTTAAGACGTTCGCTACCCGCCGTGAAGGTGAGGCTTGGGTTGCTAAATATAACGAAGCCCGGGAACACTTACTCAACGGCCGTGAGGCTGAACTTCAGGCGATGTTCGATAAAGGAACCTTCCCTGAGACTGCGCCTGAGTTTAAGAAGTGGTTCACAGGCGGTAGCTTCGGTGTTGATACCAAGCACCCGTTTGTATTGACGACCGCTGGCCGAGACACCTTCCAATCTTCGGAAGAACTCGCCAAGGCTTATCCTGGCCTGAGGGAACAGTATTCGTCTTATAACCTGTCCCAGAACTATAATAAAGAGTTCTTGGCCGATAGAGACCGCCAGCTCGATACAATCCAGAACAGAGGCACTGAGAGCAATCCTCAGTATGCCAATGTTCCCTCGCGGCTGTATGATCCGTATATTGCACTTCAGAAAGGTATCTCTCAGATTGTCCGTGAACGATGGATGGGAGATTACAAGACTTCTGCCGCTGAGAGTTGGGTCAATGAGTTCTGGCATCTCTTCCCTCAGAATACTCTGCCCCGAGATAAAATCCTGCAGAACCCTTGGTACTGGACATACAACGCCATTGGTAATCTTGACGCAGGAAAGGCACTGACCAATCCTGAACTGTATACTGCGGCTATGGTTAGCCGTAAGAATATCCTTAACTTCCTAGGAGCCCGTGATGAAGTCGGTAGTATTGTTGAAGGTCTCCAGAAGCGTGTCATCGATTGGCTGGAGCCTAAGATTGGTCCGAAAGCTGCGGGCCGCTTGGAAGAGACTATCCTTCCTGCTATCAAGAACGCCCCTCAGTACGCCCGAGCCGCTGCTTTCAATGCTGTCGATGGGTTGTTTAATCCTGTTCAACTAATTCAGCAGGGTCAGGGTTTGGCCCACGTCCTAGCCTTGAGCCCCGTGAACGGCTTGAAAGGTGCGACGGGGAGTACTCTGGCTCGGCTGTACCGTGCTACAGAAGACGCTGCTATCCTTCAGGATGCCGCCAAGAAAGCCAAGGCTATGGGCTGGAATGGTGACCATTGGTTGGAAGCTCTGGAGGCGTGGAAGAAGACTGGCGTTCATAACATCGGTGGTGAAGTCTCCCTTCAGTCCACGATTGGTGATCCTAATCTGTTCCAGTCCGGGACACAGAAGTTTCTCGATAAAGGCCGCTTGTTCTTCAAGGCAAGCGAAGCCATCGTGCGAGACAACGCATTCTTTACTGCGTATCAGGATTGGAGAACGAAGAACCCGACTGCGGTGTTTGATAACCGTGCCATCGGCGATGTCCTGAACCGTTTCGACACCCTGAGCATGAACATGACTCGTGCCAGTAACGCTTCATACAACGAAGGTGTTCTCTCGATCCCGACGCAGTTCTGGACTTGGAACGCCCGGTTTACTGAACAGATGCTAGGCAAGCAGTTGACTTGGGGCGAGAAGTCCCGTGTCCTTGGTATGTACTCGGCTCTGTACGGTATTCCTGCTACGATGGGTGGTGTTGGTTTCGGGGTCATCCCGGGATTGAACTACGCCGACATCCGGAAATACGCACTGGCTAACGGCTATAACGTCCACGATAAGTACTTCGACGCCCTTGATAACGGCATTCCTACGATGCTGACTAATATCATCACAGGCCATGAAACTGATCTCCAGAGGTTCTCTCCTGAGTTCAATAACGTTCGTGATGTCTTAGACGGTAAGAAAGATGTCGCAAGTCTTCTCGTCGGTGCCTCCGGTGGGTTCATGGCTAACGTTGCGTCTTCGCTGTATCCGTTTATGAGGTTCGGTGCGGCAGCCCTACAGGGTAAGCCGAATGACTTCCCACTGAAGCTTAACGACCTGATGAACGTTGCAGAGAATGTTTCTAGTTTGAATAATCTAGAGAAGCTAGTAGTAGGTCTCCATGCAGGTAAGCTTTGGTCTAAGAAGGAAATGCTTATCGATAGTAACATCGATACGTTCGAAGCCTTCATGATGGGCATGGGTTTGAACCCTAAAAGAGACAGTGATGCATTTCTCAGAATGGATTATCTCAAGGGATTGAAACAAGTCCAAGAAAGCCTTCGTCCTCAAATCCTTGAGAACTGGAAGCTTGCTCAAGAAGCCATGGCCCGTGGGGATGTCCAGAGTATGATGGACTTCATGACTAGGACTAAGAGCCTCTCAGCATTGGCTGACATGAGTATGCAGGACCAAGCCAAGATGTTCAAACAAGCCATGCATGGCAATGAAGACCTTGTTGATCAGGCAGAGCGTATGTGGCAGCAGAACCTGCCTCAGCTTCGTCAAACCCCTCAGTATATGGACTACATGAAGAATATTCAGAAACATAATCAGGTTAATCAGGACAACCAGTAATGGCTAATTTCTCACCACCTGTTAATCCTACTTCCGATCCGAGCTATATGGGTAATAACTTTACCCAAGGTACGGATAGAGCTCAGCTACAGCCCTTGGCAGAAGTCCCGGGGCTGAGTGTCCGTGTCTACACTCCGGACTACACGGCTAATAAGACTGCCGGTCAGGCGCTAGAAGGTATCTCTAAGCTGGGTGATCTCGGTGTCTCGCTGACTGACGCGGCCATCAAGAATAAACTCGATGATACTCTACATAAAGGTATCGATCAGATCAGAGACAGCTTTGGTGTTGCTCAGGCAGCGGACATCGCACAGGGTATGCCTAGTCCAACTGACGGTGGAACGCTAGCTCAGGGTGGCGCAGACAAGGATGTCCCTGTAGCTGTCAACCGGCTGGGTGCCAAGGTCCAAGGATTGACTGAGGCGTACCGTCAGGGTGTCTTCGATGATACTGCGTATTACGGTAAACTCGAAGCCTACGTCCGTCAGGTTAAGGCTCAGTTCCCGGGGTATACAGACGTTGTAGACCAGAAGGTCCAGCAGATCACCGGGACTACTCCGGCTAATGCTCTGCGGTCTGCTCTGCTCCAGAACGTCAAGGAAATTAACGCTAAGCAGCAGGCTGCCGCTGACAAACAGGCTACGATGGAGCATCAGGACGCTGGGTATATCCATCAGCTTTACCCGAACTACGAGGCCCTTAAGGCTGCTGGTAAGGCCCCGCCGTGGGAAGAAGTCCAGATGAATGTCGGCAAAATGAAGGCTAGAGAGTGGGCTGTATCTGCTAAGACGGCTGAACTGGCTATGGACCGAGGTATCACTCAGGCTGTCGCTAATAAAGCCGAAGACATTGCTACACAGGCGTTGACTGATATCTCAGGGCATCTTGTTCTTGGTTCTACTAATGCCATGGGTTTAAGGACGCCGCAGGACTTCCAGCAGTTGTTTAACGATATCAACTCTGGTAAACGTGCTACTTTGACGCCAGATGAGAAGCAGATGGTGGCTTCTAGTATGGCTCAATTGAAACAGCAGTATCTTGTCGAGGCCGAGAAGTTCTTGACCAAACCACTGGCTGAGGGCAGTACAGAAACACTCACGTCAAAGATCAACGATAGTAACAAAAGAAGTGCTATCGTTAACCAAGGCATGAGTATGATTACCGACCTAGAAGACGGTCTGTTCAACGAGAAGCATGGTATCGCTGCCCAGACAGTGAACTGGAATAAAGCTCGCCTTGAGGCTGCTGAAGGCGACTTCCTCCGTCAGGCGCCTATTGCTGCCACTGTTGCGGCTGGTAGGAAGTTCTACGGCGACAACGGCGCCATCATGCTTAACCTGTATAACGGGCCGCTGGCTACGTCGATGATGGAAGGCTTCCGTCAGTTCAATCAAGGCCAGATTGCTTCTGGTAGTGGTAGTCTGAAGCAGACGTTTGATGTCTTCAAGCAGAACGGCCAGATGGACCCTAACCTCTGGAAGGCTGCGCTTCAGGACGGTGTCAATACGATTATCCATTCCGATAAGGTTGATGACAAAGACGCACCTAAGAAGGCTGTCCAACATCTCTTTGGTCCGGGGAACACTACGTTAATTGACAGTTTTAATGGTGATCCCGGCAGCCAGACTTTGGTGTTCAATAACCTTGTATCACCTCAAATGGTCCGTGCTGTCGAGAAGCTGGATACGAAGTCAAAGGAGACATTTTATCAGTTTGCTAACTCAGGCTTCGCTTCTGTGTATGCTACGCAGGCTATGGGTGCGAACTCAAACGCTAAGGCATGGTCGAGGAATAGTAATCTCACACTTGGTTTCAACCCAGCAACCGGAAACTTCGAATACACGGGTAACCGTTTGACCCCGAGCAATATGCTCCAGAGTGCTAACCGTGGGTTGGGCGAGCTTAACTCCGCTATCAATTCCATGAAAGAAGTCTGGAAATCTCAGGGCAAAACACCCATGGAGGAGGTCTACAGATTGCTTCCTATCATCGGTGTTGATCCGGGTACTCCGTTGTATAAGGCCGTACAGGATAAAGTCCAAGCCGAAGAGAACTCCAAAGAAAACCCTCGGTAGGCGGCGGCCCTGAAAATACGCCAAAGCTTGATCTTATGAAGGGCATCCAGAAAAAGGTTGAACAAATAGGCAGTACCATCATGGGTGCGGTTACTCTGCCCGGAGATGTCCTAGCCGGCAAGGTTGATCCTTTGTCTGAAGAAGGTATCCAACGAGCTGCCGATTTAAGTCAAATCATGACTAGCACTCCTGGTGGCGCAGGAGGTCTAGGTTCTGGAGCCAGACGGCCTTTCCGTCATGCCACTGAAGAAGCCAGACAAGCCAGTATCGAAGAAAGTAAGGCTGCGTCTATAAGTCGATACAGGGCAGACAACGCAGAAACCAGAGCTAAGATTAAAGACCAACCTTTTGTAGATGATGTCAACTCTAAATCATGGGATGCTCGTCGTGAAATAGACGGGTTAATAAACAAAGGCAAACTCACAGAAACAGAAGAAGCTCGGCTGAAGTTTCTGTTAAACCAACGCTACGAACAAAAGACATAAAAAGAGGCCCCAAGGATTTCTCCAAGGGGCCTTTAGTTTAACCCTTAACCTTCTTCAGATTAGGGTTTGCCTTCTTCGCCGCAGGCGACGCGCGCCGGGTAGAAGCAGCCAATTCCTTAGCTGCCGTTTTCTTTGAGACGCCTTCTTTCTTGGCAATCTTATTCTCCACTGACTTAAAACTCATCTGCTATCTCCCATCCATAGAAAGAACCAAATCAAAAGATATTTAAAACCGAAATACAAACACACAGTGATTACCGCTGTGATTAGTGCTTGGAGGATCAAGGGTAGGGTCTCCTATACAAATCACTAACGAGGTCGATCATCGGTCCCTTTGCCTCGGGCTTCGTAGGCGATGAGGAACGCGATGTTACAGGCTGCGTGCCAGAGATCGGAGTAACCACTATCTCGGTCGTTACCCGGACCTTTGCCAAAGTCCCGTCTTGCAAACCAGTTTCGAAGGTGTCGACGAGCCGCCGACCACGGGCGTGACCAATCCATTCCCATTTCCCAGTTCCGCGCAGCATACTTCTTAGCACCGAACGCGAGGACTGCTGCAACTGCCTCTTCCAGTTCGGGAGGGAGTAGGTCGTCTCGAGTTTTTCCGTCATCGAACTTTACTCCACCTTTCTCCATGTCGTCACCGGGACGAAGGCTCTCTTGTTTAACATCCCGGAATAATGCATCACTGAACGCTGTCCCACTCATAGAGCCGATTTCATTAATGGCTTCTTGCACCGTAAGCTTCTTGACTTTGTATTCACTCATAGATGATTTCATAATCCGGGTAATGCTTCTTCATAGCGACTGCGACAGCATGTTCACCGCGAGCGCCCGGGGATTGTTCCCAGCCTCTAAGCATGTATATACCATCTGCTTCAATGACCTTAGTGACATCCCAAGTGTAAGCTTCCCTAAAATCAAACCCTCCAGCAATAGCTGCCTTTGCGTCTCCGGTGACAAAGCTTCCGGATTGTTTGAGTTGCTCTTCATCGGGCTTGTTCGCTGGATTGAATACATACCATCCTTTTTCTTCTAGTTTCTTCTGTGCCCCAAAGAATGCCGGAAAGTTAAACTCCGGATACCCACTCATAGGTCCTGCAATATAGATCTTTTTCAAATAACCATGTTCCTTTAAAATCTCTAAACAGCGGTCTAAATACTTCTCGATTAAATCATCGAAAGCTCTGAAGACCATTCAAGAGTTCTTCTGGCGACGTGAAGATGTCAGTAGCGAAATTCCACATAACGTCATAGCGCTCAGGAACGCCGTCAAGAAGGATAAAACCGGGCTTGCCACTACCAACGAAATACCCCAACTCAAGGTGCCCAGATCGTCCGGCAGGCATAACGAGGCAAGCAAGATCGCACCGATCGAGGTGGTACTTATCAAAAGCGAAAACATGACGAGCGGCATAACCATAAACACTGTCGCGTAAAGACCTCTTGCGATGTGTCTGCTCATAATCCCTCCACATATCGTCTGCTTCATGGCCTGCGCCATACCAATCATCGAAAGCATCCCAACCGTTGTCCCTCAGGAGATTTCCAACCTGAGGGACTTTGTCGTTTCGGAGGCTACCTATGAGGTAGATTGACTTCATTCAATGACCTTGTTTTGCAAAGCCCCGATCTCGTCAATTAGCTTCATGTGAGCCTCTAATGTATAATTTTGCCCGGTCGTGAGTTGGTACAGCTCAATATACTTTTTCTTCAACTCCTCATACTCCGGTTTATCGGTGTTTACTCTCAAAACAGAGCCTTGACCTTATCGGCGAAGTCCTTAGCCTTCTGGATATCAGCGTTCGCCGTTTCGATTGCCGCCTCAAGACCCAACCGCTTCTCGACGTTGGCTTCGACCTTCTTGGTCTCTGTCTCGACGTAGTCCTCAAGCTTGGCGACAATGATCTTGGCCTCGTCGATCAGACCATCAGAAGTCAATCCAACCTTGCCTTTGTTCTTCCAAGCCTCGTAGACAAACACCAATCCCGCGACAGCCAAACAAACCAACGTAATCTTCAATCCCGTGAAATCCATTACTTCACCCTTTCTGTGATAAATGCGAGCTTCTTACGCTTAAGAATGTTATTCTTCAGAATAGTCATATGATGGTCCGCCATCATGTTCTTCGCGAGGTTCTGGACGAGGGTGAGCCTCTTGGAGTTCTCCGCGATGACCATGCCGACTGTATGGATGAAGTATTCGTCATTGACTTCCTTCTGAATATTCTCGACTTCAGTCCATCCTGCGGTACCGCCCGAGTGGTCTTCCCAGACAATATGTTCAATCCAATGCTTCTGTTTCATTTACGCTTCGGCTGCCTGATACGATTAGCATGTCGGGAAACAACCTTTGTTGGGACATGGTCAAGGGAACCTGTTCGATGGAAGCCAACATGGTCAAGTTCCCGGCCATCACCTTTGTGGACTTTTCCAGCTCGTTCAGCCTTTGCTCTAGCTCGGTTACGCGCTTCTCTACGCTTGACTTGTGCTGGGCTGTCTTCATAGGCCGTTTCCTTCTTTGGATTAGGGTGCGGCATTAAATACTACCGTCGTCGGCCTTCGGGGTCAAGATACGCATAATAGTATTAGCGTCTCCAGGACCAGCCATCTGAACAATACAACCCTGCTGCTTCATCATCAGAACGCCAGCCTCACCACGCACAGCAAGGAACAGATCGTAATCGCCTACGACACCGGGAGGCTTACCGAGATTGCTCTCCATCGCCTTCTTCTCTTCGTCGCCAAGCTGGACAGTCTTGATACCATCAGCCGCCATGGCCTTCTCAAGTTCTGGGTTCTTACACTCAGCCTTCGGGGCTTCTACAGGAGCATCCTCTGCCAGAACCATATTAGGGATTGACACGATAGAGAAAGCAGCAATCAAAGCAGCGAAAAACCTAGTCTTCATTTGAAATCCTTTCGATAGCAATTTCAAAACCATCTTTAACTTCATGGAAAAATGTAACATGCTCATCGTCATCTAGGATTGATAGACTTCCCAAATAGTAATTCAAAGCATGGATAAAATTATCTTTAGAGATTACTTTGTACTTAGTTTTTACCTTCTTAGCTCGGGACGTTGTCAAATCCTAAAGCTCCGTATTGCACGAGTAGTTCGAGGGCTTCCTCGATAGGCAGATCGTCAAACTCCAACAATTCCTCGATTGTATACAGCTCTAGCAACCTCCTGATAAATTCTAATGTAGCTAGTTCATCACGTTCCATATATTTTCCTTAGGCTATCCAATGAAATCCATTGGATATCATAGCCTCCTTTGCCGTCCACGAACCGTTTAATAACAACCCCACGGTTCCAAAGGTGGGCTACTTCACCCGCCCAATCATTGTCATAATCCTGGTAACACCCTACGACTGTGCCAATAACAGGATTGCCTTTGAGGTCAACATGCCAAGAAGTATCGAAGAGATGGCTGTGACCGCAAGTCGCTGAAGAAAACTTCTTCGTTGCGATGGAGTACCCAGAATGCAGTCCTCCCAACGGCCGTCCAGCAATACCCCCGACAAAATAATGAGCATAATTAATACCGTCAACATTAATAGTCCCGGGGGTATTCCCTGAGTAATCCACAACCACATCGTACCACTCCGATAGTTGTAAATCTTTTAAACCGATAGTACCTTCAAGCTCAGGACTGAGATCAATAGCACGAGTAATACGATGTTCGTGGTTACCAATACAGAAAACAGAAAACGGTAATCGTCGTTTGAGTTTCTTGATTGGTGTGAACATTCGGTCTTGGAAATCAAGATGGGCGTCGACATCCTTCTTATAATTTCTTCCCTGAAACTGGCGCTTTCCTTTGTCATAGGAGCTGAGGCTCGGTAGATCGGCACTATCTCCGATATGCACGAGGACATCTGGTTTGACATCAGCGATGAGTTCTCCTAGCCAGTCTGCTCGTTCGTTTCCGTGATCTGGATGCGCGTGGCTGTCTGGTACCACGAGGTGAGTTCTTGACACGTTTCTTCTTCTTCCTTTCTGGTACGAACCAGCCAGTATACGGGCCTTCTAAGTATTGTGATGCTCGTCTGAGAATTTCAACACCCCCGAGCTCTCGTCGGAGACGGCCGATAATTCTTCGATTACACACGATACAGAGAAGCCCCCGGATTTCTCCCGAATGATGATCGTGGTCAACTGCGAGCCGGGTTTTAAACTGACTAGCTGATCGTCCACAAACGCCACAGTTGCCCAACTGCCTCTGAAGTACCTCTTCGTATTGCTGTTCCGTAATGCCATACAACCTCCGTAGATGACTAGCCCGGGCCTTGGTCACGTTTACCTCTAAGCACCGGCTCCTTGACTACTTTTGTGAAGTACACCGGACCTTTGACGTATGGGTAGACCTGTAGTCCCGGCCAACATCTGTGTTTGAACTCGCAGTACGAGCATACAAACCCGAGTGCCCGATTGCCGCTTTCACCTTGTTTCTCATCCGTAAAACCTCGATCTGGAGGGGTGTCTTGATCGAGTAGATTACGAATTTCCTGCGCATGATCAGGACTAATAACAGGTAGGTTGCTATGGCTATCGATGTGAAGAGTGCCAAGGACTTTATCAACTGCAAGAAAATGTCCATTATTCTTCCCCTTGGCTTGGGCGTATCCGCCTATTTGTGATAGATACCCGAAGCCATCCGTTTCCCGGGACAGACCCTTTTGGAACTTCTTGAAGCTGGCCGGTGATGCTGACTTGACGTCAACGACTTCTCCGTCGATGGTTCCGTCAAGATGTCCTTGGATACCATGGACCTCAACGGTTTGTTGCTCATCTCTAACGCAATGTCCTGCGAGCTTCGCCAAGAAGATAATGACGGCTTCTGTGATGTCTCCGATAAGGAACTTGATACGGGCTGGACCGGAGAGTTTCTCCCCCAATTCAGGGCACCGTATACTATACCACAGACGGCGACGGCAAGGACTGCCAACGTTACTAAGTCTGAGACGAGGCTCTTGTTTGGTGAGTTTGTCACTTAGTGTTCTCGCGAGGTTATCCCCGAAGGCTTGGATTTCCTCCGGGGGTACAGTCACGTCTTTATCAAAGACTGCGTAGATGTCTTCAATTAGAGTATCTAGTGTCTTCATTCAGCGACAGCTATTCAGCGAATGCGTACGCAGCGACCTTGCTGAGATCAACAATCGTAGTGGACTTAGTCAAACCATTCGGATGATCCTTCAAGATATTAGAGATCGTCACGATCTTACCATTCTTGGTGATCTTCGTGGTCTCGTTATCAGTCCAACCAACCCAACTATTCAGAAATGCTTCAAAGTGCTTCAAAATGGAATATCCTCTCCCGTATCGGCCTTAACTGGCTCAAATTTAATTAGTTCTTTTACATCCACACCAACAAGACGAACAGCAAAACCCCGAGTACCGTCAGGAGCGGGGTAATCATAAACCGCAATCTCAACCTCACAGATACTGCCGTTACCAATCATAGTGCCTTCGTCGACACCCTTAACCGCAGGCGGACCCAGCTCACCCATCTTCGGATGACGCTCATACCGACGGAACTGGACATCTCCCTTGGAGATACCACGCTCAGGGTCATCCAAGCGGGCAGCCTTAAGCTTCGTACCAAGAGCATTGAAGAACGCCAACTGGTCGCCAAGCTGAAGGATGATACTCCAGTTGCCGCCCTTCTTATCCTCAGCGTATTTCCGATCGACCTGCCCGGGCCAAACCTTCGCCCACTTTACCGGGCCAGTAAACTTATAATGTTTAGTCGCCATTAATACTTAAAACCTTTCGCGTAAAACGCCAGAAAAACAATAAATGCAATAGGAGTAATGATGCAAAAGAAGCCCAGAAGGAACTCTGCGAACCAAGTCAGATTATCCACTTAGTTCAAACTCCTATTCGTCTGTTCCATCAGCTCCGCTGCCTTTGACTTCGCGTCGCGGACAACGTCTTCCGAAGCGTCCTCAATAGATACCACCGTAAGACCCGGGATATATTCAAGTGTCTTGAGGACCGCCTCACGAGCTTCATCATCTGTCTCTGCCTTTACAACCAACGTAGCTTGTTCTGAATATGAAATCGTAACGAGTTTATAACCAGTCAATACAATACTATTCCTTTTCTTCTTGTTTACACTTAGTGGGTTTCCAACCAGTTAGAGCCAATAGCAATCGTTCCATGGCCTGAGATAATGCTGCCTGCCATTGGGCATCTGAGTTGAAGTTTCTCACCGGCACTGGCAATTGCTTTCGCTTGTGTATTAGCGACCAATAATCCGGTGTCGTAATCAGGTACTTCTGTTTGCCATTCATCATGAACGAAGTTCACAATCTTAAAAGGAATGCCCATCGAGATTAGCTTCGGATACCATATCATCATGGCGTGTTTCATTACTGTAGTTTCGCCATTCTGAAGATACCCGGCTAGACAGAAGTGTTCTCGCGAACTTTGGTCTTCTCCAACTATCTTGACCCATCTGCCATCGAAGCCTTGGAAGAAACCCTTCTGGGCGTCCTTAGGTATTACGTCTCGTTTGAGACGCTTGAGTCCGGGGTAATATTCAATAAACTGCTCAACTGCGGCTTTAGCTGTTCGATAGTCGCAGCCCAAAATTCCTGCAACTTTTCCGACACCTGCTCCGAGAAGCCAGGCGTAGATGAAAGTCTTAGCGTCATTTCGACTTTTACAGGCGCCTCCCAAAGCTCTTTTGTTAAGGCTATGCGGGTCAGTACCATCCTCTTTCTTTCCTGTTAGTAATGATTGGGTAAACTCAGGATCGTTTATGTAGTGCGCAAGGACCCTGAGCTGGATGCTTTCCGCGTCCACGCCGACCAGATAAGACCCTTCAGGGGTTGACCACATGCTCCGCATTTCAGGTCCGAAGACAGCATCTTCTCTAGCGATGTTACCTGTATTCGGGTTCGTGTGGGACATCCGGTGTGTCCAAGCTCCAATACTGTTGAAGCTTCCATGGATTCTGTGTGTTTCTTGGTTATAGTTATTGATCCATTCTGTTAGAGTTCTTTGTCTTGACGCGATAAGAATACGACGAGCCAGTGTCTTAGCAGCAGGAGGTGCGGTGTCTGGAAGAGTGCTTAAATTCTCTTCGGAGACGGTCCATCCAGTGGTACGGAACTTTGCAATACGTTCCTCGTCACGGGACCTTAGAGCTTCAATATGTCCTTTAGTTTTCTCAGTAGGCTTCCAACCAGCCTCGTTTAACCTTTCGATAATCTGTGGAGTAGAGCCAGGATTAAATTCCTCGTACTCGAATAATGAAAATGGTCCCCCGTTGAAATCCGATAGGTCTTTGTCAACTCTCCATCTAAAATCTTGTCGATGGAGTGTACCAAATTTCGTAACTCTAGGATGGACCTCTCGGATAAACCGAGCCTTAGGCGGAAAGGCGGTAAGGAGTTCGTGATCAAGTTCTTTTAACTCAGCATCTATTTTATACCATAACCCCTGAGCCTTGTCAAGGGAAAAATGAAACCCGTTGTCATGTAATTCACGGCAACGTTCGGCTATGAAGTGTTCAACCTCTATGGCGGATTGCCATGTAGGACTATCGAGATACCTTTGGAAACGCTTGAGAAGGGCGCGATTTACCGCTGTGTCTGAAATACACCGATCTAGCATCTGTTGGGTCGGTATCGACCAATCGGTAATATCAACGCCTTTCTTCTCGATGCCTAGGCGCTGACCCCAAGCTTCAATGCTGTGCCCACCAGAAATACTAAAGTCCAGAAGGCGGCTGAGAACAAGAGTGTCGATTGTGCGAAGAGACTTAGATTTCTCCACCCATACAGGGACCAAGCGCTTAAGCACAGGAGCATCGTAACCAAGTACATGATGGCCAACGATGCAACCGACGCTACCCATAAAGTCCAGAAAAGGCTCTGGATTGACGTGAACATCTCTAAATACCTCTATCTCGTCTGTCTTGTAGTCCCGGCATACAATGAAATGTATCTTGTCCGGGTTGAAGCCGTTAGCCTCGATATCGATTATAACAGTTCGACCGTCCATCCTTTCCTTTCGCTGTAGAGGATAACCTGATGTTTAGGCCACCCTACCATATAACGTAAGATTGGCGCTGCTTTGGAAACTATATCGTTCCCCATAATCACACAAGCGACAAAATGCGGGGCAGTTATCCTGATCAAGTAACCTCCTTGATGTACATTTTAATTAGTGATTTACGCTCGCGCTCAAGGACAGATATCATGACGGCGTTGCCGGGTGCGACACTCAGGTATTTCCTAAGGTCCACAATCTGATCTGATATCTCCTTGAGGCGGGCGTGGACGTACGGGCCGGCGTCAGGATCGAGGTTCACCCGTAGGGGTTATCCTTGAGACGAGCCTCGCGACGGGCTTCGTGCATTTTCTGGCCCTTTTTATGCATCTCACGAAGGACCTTGTAGAAGTCCTCGTCAGAAAGGGATCGGATCATCAAGATCAGATGGTCGACCAGTGTTGGGGTTAAGCTCGGCTTCTTCTCCGTACATGTAGTTGAGGTACTCGAAGCCGTAGGTGGCTGTTTGTTCACCCTTGGTTCCTTTGTTGTATTTGACGAGGATCGTATACCGGGTCGTAGCGATGATCTCACCTTCTCCGGTATTGATGTGACTATGGGGGATTGTGATCTTACCCCCGACGTGGATCGTCTTCTGGCTGAACTTAGGCTTAGACGACAATGTCCGTTTTCTCCCACTTGCCATGTGAGGTATCCCAGATGTATTTCGGCTCCGGGTCTTCCGGGAGTTTATCATCCTGAAGAAGGATACAGTGGTAGGCGTTGACCTTTTCGACAGGCCACCAAATATGGCCGCAGATCAGCACCAATCGATCCTTATAATCACTCTCTTTAATACGCCTGACTTCACCCGGATTGTAGGGTTTTTGTTCAATCATGACCGCCTCTTATTGTATTCCGTCAGATAACACTCGGTGTAGACTCTATCGTTCTGGTCCACAACGTCGTAATAGACATTTTTATCATCATAGATTATGTAACCCATGACAATACATGTCTTGTTACCGAGACCGATTTCTTCACCAACCTCGAAGTCTACTTTAGTCATCATCTGGCAGCCCATCCATATAATCCCGTACGTCTTCTTCATGGACATCTACGGTACGACCATCCTCCGTCAAGCATGTATAGTGGGTGCAATCAGGGAGGTAGTAAGTATACCCAGCGACAGTTAGGGAGCCATCGTATCTACTATAGTCATCAATCCTGATGTCATCGACGTAAAACGTATCACCGATGTTGATATTCATAGTCCTGAACTGCTTTCTCGAAAATATCAGCGTCATGAACCATACAAGAATGGTATTCTTGTTCGCCTTTATCAGTCACGACAACATACATACGGATTATTCTCATTTCTTCACCATACTCTACGTAGCCCCCACAATACCCTTTTGTAAGGAAGCCTGCTCGGAATACGACCTCTCGGTTAACGAGACTAGGCCAAGGTTCATCTGGTAATTTCCGGAAAATCAGTGTCTTTGTATAGTTATCGATCATGATTGCTCCTTAGATGTTTTATTCGACTGGAGGCATAACTATGCCATCGTCATCCTTAAGCATGAACTCTTCCGGGTCGAACTTCAGAACTCCAGCGGGACCCGTCTTGCCTGCGTAACGGTTCTTTGAGACTGTGACAAATGTCTTGTTGCGGTCTGCTTCAAGTTCCGCAACGAGGTCTCTAGCAAGATCAATTCTGAGATTAGCGACCTTAGAGATGTTTCGCGATCCTCTGGTTTTGCCATCATCGTTGACATGACTGATGCAGAAAATCGTGATGTCAAGGTCATGACACAAAGTCGCAAGCTTAGTAGAAAGGTAGTCCAATGTTCTTCGTTCGTCTTCATCTGCTAACCCCGAGACCACCATTGTGATATGATCCAAGAAAATATACTTACAACCACAAACAGCACCAAGGAACCTGATGGAGTTAATGAGAACGTCAGGGTCATCACTGCCGAAATGACTATAGATATGAAGACGGTCATCCCGCCCATGAGTAAGTTCCTTTAGCGCGCCGTCTATTTCGTCAAGAGATACAGCCCCATCAGGGAGGTGAGCTGCTGTTCTAAGGTGTAGTCCAGCCAATCCTTTAAGTTGACGAGCCTTTGTCTCTTCGAGATGGATACAGGCGATACTTGCGTCTGTATTTCGAAGGAGATGGTGTTCAATTCGTCGGATGAACTCAGTCTTCCCAATGCCTTCTGGAGCAGTAACAAGAACGAACTCACCAGTTCTGATACCGAGGAGTTTGGCGTTGAGCCCATCGAAAGGGTAAGGGACGCTTGGTTTGGATACATCTGCCTCAAGGATGCTTCTAAACTCAGAATGTGAGGATACGATACCTTCGGGAAGGTACCTTCGAGCGTTCCACCAAATTCGCTTGAACTGTTCGGATTGGCGGGCTTCGAGGAAGGCGTTGGCATCTTTATGTCCTTCTAGCTTGACATGATAGACTTTATTGAAGTCGAATAGCGAAGCGATCTCTTGAGTAGCTTTCCGTCCCGCTTCGTCGTTGTCCAAGCAAAGGTAGATACGCTCGAATGAGTTGAGATACTCAAAAGCCTGCTGACAGTCTTTCCGTGCTGTAGCTGATGAACGGATCGATACAGCAGGATATTGAGACCCAAGCATTTGAAACGCCGAGGCCGCATCGGGTTCTCCTTCTGTAATGGTGATTGCCTTAGCCGACCCGGCAGGGAACTTGTCCTGCCCAAACAAACCCGGAGCAGACATCGGCCCTGTAGACCAGAACTTATGATTACTGAACTCACGGTTCTTCACCCCACCTGCCGGGTAGGGATACATAACAGAATGTGGTCTACCTTCAGGGGTGACGCGGGTCTTCATACCAAAGAACTGCATTGTTTCTTTGGTGAGACCACGCCAAGGCAGGTACTCTAGTGTGAACTCTTTAGGCGAGTAATCCTCGTCTTGCTTGATTGATTGAATATTATCCACTGTCTTGAATGACTTCCTACAACTAAAGCAATAAATACGGCTACCGTAATCAGTAGCAGCATCAGAAGACCTACAATTGATCTGATCTGGGCAGGGAATATGGGACTTAATCAATGAATTAAAAGAACTAATCAATTACCATAATACTCCTCTAGGGTTCTGCGATACTTCAATCACATCAAATTCATCGCGGGGACTATAGGTAGATATATCTCCCCGGGCAAAGGATTGCGCCAGCATACACGTTTCTACGTGCTTTGTCAAGCATAATCTTCACTCAGGGAGATATTTTTATTCCTTAACTACTCCAAGGACTTAGTCGTTCTTTCTTGAAATCAGCCTCTAGCTCCAAGAAATATTTGGCGTAGACGTCCACGGTATGGTTCTCCAACCCGGGTGCAGTGTTACCTTCGCAGATAACTGCTGTATCGCTGGGTTGGTGGTAAAGTACATCCAACGCCGCAAAGTGCATTTCCGGGAAGTACTTAGCCATGGCCGTTGTAGCCACCCGGAATATCTCTTTGGGCAGTGTGGTGAGCTTGTCCTCTGGGTAAGCTTGGAAAATGAAACCGTTGTCGTGACTGCGTACGTCCCATGACTTTGGCTGTCCATTTAGTTCTGGCCTCCAGACTTTGCGTTGAACTAGGATCGGGCTGAACTCTGATCCGTTGAGCGCTCGACCCATGTGTACACGGTATTCGTGAGTTTTCTTTTGGTGCCGAGTGTATAGAGGTGCCATTGGAATAACCGTCCCTCCGGAAGCGGACCATACATCAATACCTCGTCCACCACTTCCTCTAGTGAGGTGCCGAACGAAAACTTTCTCTCCTTTAGTTCCCCATTCGGAAGCAGTAGATCGGTCAGTTGTCCATTGCAGGAGGTTTTTGTCATGTTTGGTCCTTTCGAAGAACTTGATCTTGTCGGCCATTACTTGGGTTTCGGATGGAGGATTGACGATCCAGCACTGGCCTTCGGGGAAGTGAATTTCCTGCCCTCCCCAATTGATTATAAGGGCTCTGGGATGGCGTGGCTTGCGCTGTAGTACCCAGCAGACCTTCCTATCACTCAACGCATTGACAGCCGCCCTGATGCGTTTGGCGCTACGGCTGCCGAGCTTGTACGGATGAATGATCATTTAGAACTCCGTGTCGTCTACAAGGCTATCAATCACCGCGTCCATATCAGACGGTGTCGGTACCGTGAAGCTGGGAGGCGACTTCTTCTTCCTAGGCTTCCGCACCTCGGGGTTATCATAATACCACGTCTTCAGGACTTTGGTGAGTTCATATGCCCCTTCCGTCCCGAGTTCCAGAAGCTCATGGGCATTGGAAATCGAGAACAAATCACTGTCGAAAATCTTAAGGGCGCTGATGTCCCCGTTCTGCCGGACTTGTTTCCACAACCCACGGTAGGTCTTGTCCGTCTCGTCGCGCGCCATCTGCCTCATGTTCATGAGCCACTTGACCCACTTGGACACGGTAAACCCATCCACACTTAGTGGAAATGAGCGGACTTCGAGTGTGCCAAGATCACTCAGCCTATCGGCATTCAGGCTGGAGTACTTCCCTCGGCTGAACCCAAAACCATGTGTTCGTGTTTGGTGGACGATACGGCAGAGGGTATTAAACAAAATCACCGCATCGCCGGTATCGTACGATGACATACAAAACAGATTGCCGTTTCGTTGATTGCCGCACAACGTCAGGAATAGAGGTTCGAACATCATGAAGATGACGTAGAAGCCAAGCATATCCGACGTTGCCTCAGGCAGCATATTCACATGGATATGTGTCGAACATCGATAGCTCGGCTTGATCTCACCGCCGGAAAGCTGGATGTACTTCCTGAGGTTATCCACGTAAACCTCGACAGCATCGGCTTTGATTGGTTTTGTGATATACTCGATGCCGTTCTGGAGACTACCTTCTGGCTTGGAGTTCCAATGCGGCACAGGCGAAGGAAGGTTTAATCCTTCGATCTCGAGTTCGATGCCCACATCCGCGACTTTCTTCTGCTTATTGCAGAGTTCGTGGAAAAGCATTTTGGCGTTTTCGCTAAACATTGCCGACCCTGAGTTCTAAACCAACTTCCTCGGCGGATGCTTCAATCCAGCCTTGGAGTATATCGTCTTCGTCAATCAGTGTGACGGTGTTGTCTTGAATAAAACCCAAAGGCCGCGCCTTATAGCAGGCCAGGATTTTATCACTCGATCTTAAGACTGCAACCTCGTCAGATAAACGAGTATTGGTCAGATCACCGCTTTTCATAAGACTTAACAAAGTCTCATTCCACTTTCTGTTTTCGCGGCGGCTTATAGCACGCAGCATATTTGAGCTGTCTATGCCCCAACTATCTCGACCATCGATGCTGAACATCATGGTGTTCTGCCGCGTAGCACCTTGTTGGTAAACACGGCCTGGGTGTCGCGCCAACCATCCGGTTTTGGACGTTGTGATATACATCGGAGGCAAAGACCTGAGGTCCTTGATATCCGAGTATTTCACTGTAAAGTAGCCAGACTGACCATCGCCGGTTACCCCGAGAACGTAGTCTTCCCCTTTCTGCTTGATCTTGCCAACGTAGAAAGGAACACCGTTGATCAAGATGATCGTGTTCAGCAGACGAAGCTTGATCTCTGCGTACGTCTGGTAATCGATCTTGAACGATGGCAACGGACGTTTACGCTTGACGATTGGGTCGAGCTTATCCAAGTTCAGTGGTTGGTACTCTGTCGTCCAATCACTCCAGTTGTATGGCTCACCGAACCACGTCATACAGAGTTTATTGACGAGTTGATTTTCGTCAGCCTCCGTCCATGCCGGTCCGGGACGATGCGATGCGTTCCAAGCCTGTAGACTACTTCGATTGGCGTTAAAAACACCTTGATGGGTTTCTTCTTCGAAGTAGTAACTCGGCGGTCTTCCGAAGAAGCCGGGTTGAGCAGTAGGCACAGGTTGTGGGAAGGGCGCTGCCTGTCCTACGGTGAACGTACTCAAATCCTGGTCTGAGAGCGTATCATTAAATGCGACGTTCCAAAGCGTCATCGAATAGCCTTCTCGATGTCAGGATATAGCGTCCGCCAAGAAATCGTATTGTTATTGATGAGATTTCTGGCGGTACCGTCGAAGCGTTCATCAAGGATGTCGCCTTCGTTGATCATTCGGAGGGCTTTGAAACATCCACTCCAGATCACAGACAAATACGTCACCGAGGTTAGCCACATAGGAGACAACACCCGGTACTCCATGCCGTAAGGCTTGGGGCGAAACGCACCGGCTTTGCCGTAAAGGCTGCGGCGTTCATTATCCAGGTCCCATCCCAGCGAAGGAAGGCCAATGCAGTAATCCAATTGCTTGGCTACCTCAGCACAGAGCCCGATATGCTCAAGGCTGTCACAGTTAAACCCATCACCCCAACCAATGTGGACGTGACCCCCAGCAGTCCGAAGACCTGCGGGAGCGTTAGGCCGAGGGTTCTGCTGCATATCATACGCATCCCAATCAGGATTGCAGCCGAGTTCTTTGGCACTCTCAGGCACCTCCGCAAGATACGTCTCCGTGAAACGAGCACTCGGCTGGCAGACAAGGTACATCTCCGGGTCAGATTTTTTGATAAGCTTTTCAAGGTCTTGGAGGACGTAGCCACAACTCTGGATGAACTTTACCTTCTCGGTGGTAGGGGGGATATTCATTTCCACCGCCATCCCGTCGACTTGTACGGCACCGTTGGTGGTTTTAAGGGGCTCGGCTTTTGTTCCCAAAGGGAGGGTGTGGCCGGAGACGATGACACCGCGGCGGGCAACGAAGAGTTCGGGGTCTGCCCCGATAGTAATCCCAGCAAGATTAAAGACAGTAGACATGAGGCTCCTACAAGCGCAATTGGATCAGTTAATCCCCACCATTCTCTGGACATCCAAGTCCGAGACACAGGCGTGGCAAACGTATTCACCGCGCGTTTGAGTAAAACGAACGGGGTAAATAAGAGGAGTATGAGGGCCAACAAACACAGGCTTGGTACTGCACCACACGCAAGGGCCACCCGATACCAAGTCCATGACCCGCTTTCGGTCTTTCTCCGCGAAGCTTTCAATCGGACGGATTGCCGACGTACAGGTGTCTTGAGAGAAGTTATAGGCTCCTCGCGGAAACGTACCACCCGAAGGGTTAGCCTCCTTTTCCTCGTCCGTCGAAGGTTGCTTGGTGCGTTCGATGTTCTCTTGTTTTGCAGTTGCCAACCGAGCATCATCTCGCGAGCGTTCGAGTACCCTCATGGGAGAGACGAAAGGAGGAGTTCCATCCACACGCTCCACGGGAGGGGTATACTTAAACCCTCCGCTTGTCGTGACGCTTGTGGAGTTTTTGCTGTTGTCGCTGGTACTTTTTGAACTTTCGAGTCGAAAAGGGACCACACTTTTACCCGTCCCTGTACCTGTAACATCTTGATCGTCGTCGAAGAAATATCCGTCCCACATCGTACCTGATGAATACGATGTCGGTTTCTCGATCTTAGTGACGACTGGATCGCGCAGCCCGTACGTCTGGTTGGGCAACGGGAACTCATAGTGATCGTTTACCGGAAGTTGGAAAGCCTTGAAGCAATCCTTGTCGTACCCGGCATACCTGCTCAGGGCAATCGTAACCATCCATAACTCAGAAGCCCACCACATACGATGGACGTACGGAGAGTTCTTTGTGAAACGTTCTTCAACAACCCACAAAGGGCGTTCACGGTTGCGAAGGAAGTTCATCGTCTGTTTTTCTGTGTCTACCCAAAGCAGGCAGTATGCTCCAGACGAGTTTTCCACAAAGTGTTTCGCACCCTTTTCGGCGATAGTCTTGCAGATGACTTTGCTGTCGCTTTCATTGATACCGACAGTACTCCCGCCGACGTAATGCATCGTACCATTGTGGACAAGATGGATATGCCCAGAGTGATGCGGGTGGACATTATCGATCTTTGATGCGCCTTTCGTGGGTTGACGAGCATGGCCGATCAAGATACTAAGCTCGCCTTTGGTCACATCGTCATAATCCTTCGTTGTCACTAAGTGACCTGAGGACCACAACGTCTTTCGGGTTCGAACATTACCGATGTTGTCCTTCTTCGGAACAGCGATAATCCCCGCTCCATCGTCGCCTCGGACTTGGGCGAACGTGAACATATCCTTGAACTTAAGAATATCTCCAGTCGATAGTTTATCGGCCATGACGCCGACGATGCCGCACATTAAGTATTTTCCTTTTCAAGCGAATACGCATCATAATCCGGCGTTTCTTCCGCCAAGACTTTGAAACCGAGGTGGTCTAGAAGCTCCTGAAAAAGCTTATCTTTCGCGTGGTCAGGAACCTCCTCGAACGTAACATAGCGTTGATAATATTTCATCCGCCTAGCATAAGCCTCCGGACACAATTCATAAACAAATCACGATCGCTCGCGATACCCCACTCTGGATGGGGCTGGTAACACAGGCTCCGTGTCGCCTTGTAGAAGACAATCTCGGGGTCTGAGTTATGGTATTTGGAAGTTGTCTGAACGATACCGGGGCTTTCACGGCGATGGCTCTCCGTCGCAACACCCCACAGTCGTCCGTCCGCCGTTGGTTTCATCAATTGATGATGATCCGATGTCACCGGAACCATGACTTTGTTCTGGCCTTCATCATAGTATATCAACGGATGTGGACCGTGGTGCCCATCGATATGCTGCCACAACTGGCCGCCGTTGAGTACGTTCAGGAGTTGTGCCCCACGGCAGATGCCGATGAGGTACTTTTTCTTGGCGACACAAGCATGGTATATGGCTTGCTCGATCCTATCACGGTCGGTGTCAGGCGGTTGCGTCTTATTGTGGCGCCCCTGCCCATAAACCGATGGATCAACATCCGTGCCGCCTGAGAAGATAACGATCTCGGCTCTCTGTAGCGATGATGAAATCGCACATGCCTCGTCCATCATCTTCTCAATGTCTTTGTCTCCGCCGACGACGTGATACCGCCAGCCTTGTAGTCCGACCATAGAACCTCCTAGGCAGCGATCTTCAACGTCTCGGACTGCTCGCGGCCGCGCTTCTGGGTGTACTCGATGACTTCATCCCAACTATCGAACCGCAGCTTCGCCATGTCGATCTTGCCGGACTTGAAGACTTCTGAGGAACCGTATGTCCCAGGGCTAAACTCCCGGTAGGGTTTATCTGCAACTGGGGTAGCCGTCAAGAACCTGCCGGCGTAGGCTGTGACATCCACACCGAGGAACCCGGCGGTATAGCTCTTGATGATCTTGCCGGTCAGAACACCGTCTCGGACTTCGTGTTCAAACCCACCCGCGATCAAGAAGGCCGTCTTCTTGTCCAGACCCTTCGCCAAGAGATGCAAGTAACGCCAGACGACCCGGGCATTCGCAAAGCCAAGCCGAGACGCGATCGCGAAGCACCACGTCAGGCGTGCGGGGATCGAAGAAACATCCGGGAAGATAAAGCCGTATTGTTCCTGCACTTTCACCGGATCGGCCGTGTTCATCAGAGGCAGCAGCGTCTTGAACGGACCCGCCGGGTCCAGAATACATTCCAGCCATTGGAGTGAAACCTCGTTGTAGTGGTAGCCCGAGTAATTGACGAACGGGTAAGTGATATTCGTATACAAATCACTCTCGATCGCCGGGCGGAATCTATCGCCTTCGCGGAAACCGCCGTAGCCTTGGAACGCAATGCCCAATATCGTGGCGCCGTTGCACCGGGTGGAAATGTTATGGAAACAGACCTCCGCACCCGAAGTCGTGGTCTGCTGAGTGGCGTTGAAAGTAGCATACCGCGCCGTGGAGTTTTCTTTCACCTCAGCAAGGCTGTGAAGCCAGTCCTTGACCTTGTTAAAATCTGCGGGTTTCGTCATCATGTGCTCCGTGGTTTTGTGCGTAGTATTCACGATCGATGAAGGCTTCGAGTTCGGGTTCATCGACGCAGTCCGAGTAGTCTTGATCTTCCTCGTGAACGTATTCATCACGAGGGCAGCCGTCGTTGAGAACATCATGGAACGTACAGTCGCAAGGCATCCCGTCGATGTAGCAGGTGCGGTCAGACATCATCGATCTCCAATCGTGGATTGAGGTTGTACGAACATCGTGTGACCGGGGTGATCCTGCCTACATAGAATGTAGCACCGGGACAACTCCGGGCGTACTCTTCTACATCTCGCCTCGCCTCGCCTGCTGTGAGCCTAGCGCGCTGAATGACGATTTCGCCCGGATTTGGTTCATTGGGTTGTTTAATACTGTACACAACGAACATCTTTTCGGTCACGGATGCCATTCGAGTTCTCCGTAAGTATTGTGGTGGGTATATGGCGCCGGAGTGTGTTTGTCCCAGTACTCCGGATTGCCGACGTAGATGGAGACACCATGCTCGATGATTGGTGTGTCCTTGCCGCAAGGCAGGCCGACATTGACGACCTTGCGATCGTACATGACGCCTTCATTTTCGAGGCGATCGAGGTTCTTCAGGGTCTGATCATCGACCTCATAGACCTCACCGTATACAGGGTTGCCGTCCTCGCACTCACGGATGATCGGGAAACCAACGTTGAACATCCGGTAGGTCTCGATGGTGTAGCCATGCCCGACGAACTCAGCGTTTCTCAGTAAGTGAGAATTGCCGTAGCCCTTCTTCAGCGTGCCGTATACGAACACACGGGTCATGGACGCACCTTCCACATCTGGTCAAACATGACCATCCAATAGATATACAAAAGCATAAGTTCGCTCCTTAAGGTCTTGAATTAACTCAGGATTACGCCGCCGCCATCGATGAAGGCTTGACGCGCCGTTTGACCACGTTGGATCAGAGCGAGTTCGAAGTCATCCGCAAACAACTTCGTTTCCGGCTTGTACGGACGGACGCGCCGCGTCACGGGCTTGCCTTTGTCCATCAAATGGTCGCCGATCTGCGAGTGCAGCCGAAAGTTGCTCAAAGCCCATCGAGCCTTGCGCAGATCATTCGGGTGCATCAGCCCGTCGTCATCGAGGTACTTCAGGTATCGCTCATACCATCCGGCAGCGATGCCGTAATGCCACGCCGCAGTGTTCTGATGGGTGCGAGATATAGTCGTATGTTTAGTCATGGATGCCCCTTCAAGAGCGTTAAACCCATTCCGAAAGCTAAGGCGAAATGCCCTAGTCGAGGGTTGATTACACCGAACACGCCACAAACTAGTAGCGTCATCTCTAAATCAAACATAACTCGCTCCGTTGAACCAGCTATGTTGATTGACGCCGTGATAGGAGCCATTCCGTGCTTCCACTATCGACGAACGTCGCTGATCTGTCCGATTGGTGCATGGGCTGGCATCCACACATCAAACCAGTGCGCTTAAAACACTGCTATCCCAACGAGATCAGCATAGCCCGAGGCATTGGCACACGCCTGCTTACATCCTAGCAGACTTCCCCGAGTTAATTCAGATTTGGATGACGAATGAAACAGTATATGGTAAGCGAACCATCGGCTGCCACCGAAGGCCGGCCATCAGTGACCTGAAGAAACACAATCGAATGATCGAATGGATTGTCCAGATCATCCTCGGGTTTGTTCACGCTGTCTGCCGGGACGATGAATGGCTCAGGTGAAAGATACGGCCGCACCGTGCCATCGGGAAAGGTTACACTCTCGCCGTGGTCAACCCATACACGGTGATCGCCATTGGGCAGGACTTCGTATCGATCCACGAAGTACGCTTCGCCTTTGCCGCAGCATGACACGGCATACTCAGGAGGAATTTTCTGCGCTTCCATCCATTGAGTTTTCTTGTCGTCCTTGGGCCAGCCGTGATCCATCGCAGCGCATGGGCAAAGAGTACCAATGAAAACCAACAGCCCGCCGATGGCACCCATCAAGATATACGGCCAATACCTCTTGATCACGCCAACCTCCTGAGTTCACTGGTCTGGTAGACGCCGCCGCGCTTGACCATCTTGAGTTTCGGCGGACAACACACCGTGCAACGCCAGCCTTCGATCTTGCCCTTGACCATGACCGGGTTCATCACGCGGAAACCTTCGCCGTACCGAGTGTCTTGATACAAATGGGGTTTGCATTCCCCCGGATGCTTCGCAATCATTGTATTCTCCATTAAGTGGAATTTGGCAGCGGGTACCGGACTTGAACCGATATCTAGACTGCTTCAAAGGCAGTCGCTTTCGCCAATTAAGCTAACCCGCTGTGTACAAACGCAAAAAGACCCACGGCATCCCCGGAGCAGAGGGACACCATGGGCCTTTGAGGATCGCCTAAGCGACCGAACTAATACCGAGAAAATATTTTATGTCTACGGGCGCCATAACTCGGACGCGAACTATAATCAAATCCGAATGGCGTTTCCTTCGGAGTTACTTGCGGCGTGCTTGGCGCACGTATTGTTGTGATTGACGCATGATAGGAACGCTTGGCTTGCTCTTGCCATTGCTCCAATTGGGCATAGCAAGCGTCAGCATTCTCTTTGCGTATCGTATCCAACGGGTCTTGCCATTCTTCCGATATGACTTCGCCCGATGAGTTTAAATTCACGATCCGATTGGACCGCAATATTGCCACGTTCCCCCTGCACATTCTCCCGCTTATCAGAACAGGCGGGACATGACGCGGGGTTCAAGTCTCGACACATCAAGCACATTTCTATCTCCGGATTTTAGGCATGAAAAAACCCTAGGGGAATGAACCCCTAGGGTGCGCGGCGTTCGGGGCTGTAGCTTGAGGACTACGCCGCGATGGCTTCTTGCTCCGGCTTGGCCTTGGCGTCGGGCTTGGTCTTCGTGCGCTTGTTCGCGAGCTTTGGTTCAGGCTTCTTGGCCTTGTCGGAGCCGATGGACTTGCGGAGATCGGCGAGCCGCGCATTGTAGGCAGCCATGACCGCTTCCATCTCGTCACGTAGCGTCTTTTCGTTGGAGATGGTTTGGACGTGGCGAATGATCAGCTTGTCGAACGTGATCACCTTCGAGACGGTGTCCGCCAGTTTTTCGGCCGAGACCTGCCGGAGGACTTCAGGGTCTTTGTCGACCTTCGCCGCCAGCGCCTTGCGCGCCTTGTTCACCTTCGCGGCCTTGGGGTCGGCGCCGTTGGTCGGATCGGCGAGGGTTTCAGGCCTCTGAGGATCGGCCTCCGCGCCGATGAAAACAGCATAGACGTTGAGCTTGTTCAATGCATCGGACAGCTTGAAGCCATGTTCGGTTTTCTTGCCCGTGCAGTGACGTGACACCCATGCCTTGACCGCGTTGTGCGCCTTGTCCGGAGTGGTCGCGGCGATGAGTGCAGCCATTTCCATGCCGTACTGGCATTCCGTGTACATCTTGCGCGCCGACGTCATGGCGTAGTCGATATACTTGTTCGATTGCGTCCCTCCGAGACCCTTCTTTTTGAGCAGAAGTTTGAATTCGTCGCGGATGACATCCATCTTCGTGCTTGGCCCGGTCCCGGTCTTTTGGGCGAGATAGCCGACGAGCAGCGCCGATGCAATGAACGTCACGGCCTCGACACCGCCTTTGAGCATGGCGTCAATGCGGGCGACTGCGGCGTTGGTCATGTCGTGATAGGAAACATGCGGGTGGATGTTCGCAGGAACTTCGCCTGCTTTCGTCGGAGTGGAAGCCTTGGAAGTAGCCATTGTCTTGCTCCTTAGTCTAGTCATGGGCGGAATTGCCCGGTCGAAATACTCTGCCTGCCACTTAGTGAGGAAAACCCGAAATCATCCACGGGCCTCCGTTCCCGAAACAGGTTTCCCCGTAGCGAGATGGCACGACAACACCGGCACTTATACGCCAACCGCAGCCATAGTCAAGGCAAAATCTGGGCGAGCCAATCACGGTTTCGTGTCCGTCAAACTACGGCCATTATCCCATGCGATTGTGCTCGTATACGCGCATATATAAAGTCTCATTGAACCCGCGTTCGGAGCTTGCATCAAAAGAATAATACTACGTTCATTGCTTAGGGTAGTATACTACAGAAAGCTGAGTTTGTCAAGTAACAATCGCGTTACTTGTGATCACATTTTCGTGATTGCAGAGTGATTAGTTTGCAGTGCGAGATAATGGTAAGATACGATGGGCTGTAACCGATGGAGGCGACGGTGAAAGATACAGAACGGCAAGATCGCGTAATCAGGCTGCTAGAGGCTGCCATATCCGAGGCTAGGCTAATCAAGCCCGAACGCAATTCGGACAAGGCGTTTGTGGATATGCTGATAAACAGAATATTCATAACCTTGAAAGACTACAAAGAACGCATCAAGGAAACAAACAACGGACCCCCGAACAACGGCGCGTGATAGGAGCGACCATGGCTAGGCTAGTCACACGTAGATCGTACCACAGTCCGGCTAAGCGATTGGAGAAGCTACGCCAGTGCCGCGATATCATCCAGCGATACGAGCCGAAGTCTGCTCGTCAATTAACTATCAAGTTTAATATACTGGAGTTGATCGGACGATTGATACAGGCCGAGCAGGAACCGGGAGAACAATAGCTTTCTGATAAACAAAAAGAACCCCTAGGTCTTGCCTAGGGGTTTTTCTATGCGTGGATTTGTGTATTTCTCACAAAGTGATAGTGAAGGTCTCAAGGATAGCACACACCTCGATTTTGTGTACGAGACTGTCCCGCTTGTGTTTGTCAACGATTAGCCATGCTGCATCAAGCGTGTGGCAGTTGAACGTCCGGATGTTCTTGGGGTCGGATATATTCTTGCCGTAGACGCGGACAATGTACTTGGTGCCGTCACGTTCGATCATGATAGGAACTCCCTTCGCTCTGCTTGAACTCAACTCTTATCCATATTTCAGGGTCGGCGAAATGCCAACCGGCTTTACGTCCGTTGGCGACGACTTGAAGGACAACGCGGCCAACATCTTCGTTGAGTATGCTTTGGCTTTCGAGTGTGGAAGATACAGACAAACCGTCTATGACCTTGCCACGATAAATCGGTATGGCAGTTACAATCAACTTCATAGACCTAGCCTCCTGATAGCCTCAATTGATAAGACGCATGCGGTCAAGATCAGCGGCCATGCGTCTGAAGCCGCTTGGATAATCTCTATCATCGGTATGTTTCCACCCACGCACGAATGCCAGCGTCAGCGTCAAGGTACGTGACGTTGCAGTCCTGATCTTTGGACTTCAGCAATTCAATAGCCGTGACGATATGCGCTCGAATGGCCCGGTTCTTTGGGATGTCCGGTAGCTGCCGGGCGAAGGCAAGACCGCGATTGAGGTGTTCAATAGCTGTAGCTTTGGCTAGTTCTGGAAGCTGCCAGTCACCCTTGATGTAGAACGCGGCTTGGTGCAGGCATTCGTTGACCTTGGAGCGAAGGAAGGCGTTCTTGTACTGATTGTTGGTCATGGTATTTCCCTACCAAGAGCGGCATTGCTCGCTAAGAGGCTAAACACAGCGGCGAGGATAAGTCTAATCACAACTTCGTGAATGCATTTGCATTGTCTTAGTGTGTATGTGAGTCAGTAAGTCTCTTAGATGCTAAGCATTTGTAGATATTCAGAAATGCTGATATTCGGTAGGATTATATGATGGACGTCAGGTGATCGGCACAACGTGCCCATTCCTATCACCCTCCCCTCAGAGACCACCCCCATGAGCACCCCATGAAGGGGGTCGAGGGGGTCATAGAGCGCGGAAGGCACCTCAGGATTTTCCTATAGAAATTCCAGGATTGGATAATCACTATCTGGATACCTTTAGTCGGCATCTGCATACTGCGATAATAAAATATTTCATCGCGCATGTACGATTTTACTTGACAAGCCCTTTAAAAGATGTTATAATACACATATAGAATTTCTATTTGCGCACTCTAGGTACCTCAATGTTAGTATTCATTCTCTACCGTCTAAGAAGACGGCCTACGGTGTTAAGAACCTAGAATAAGAACTCATTGAGTAATATGGTAGACTTCAAGAAACTAACTAAAGAAGAACAAAGAAAGATAGCTATTACCTTTTTAAACTATAGAGAAGATATTAAAAAGCTAAATCTTACTAGATTGCCTCATAACCTTTCTTTGTATAGGACGATAGTCCGTAGAGGGGATACCCCTCCCCCCAGTTCCGCTCACCCCCCTCCCCATGCTAGTCAATCTCAATAATGCCCGATGGGCACATGCCAAGCTCACAGCCGATTATCGTATCCCGTTAGCCAAAGTCCTCGCGGCTAAGGATCGGTATAAGCAGATTGAAGTCCGTACCGGCGTACCTTGGTACCTTACAGCCTGTATCCACATGAGGGAAAGTAACTTTAACTTCTCTTGTAGTCTGGCACAGGGCGATCCCTGGGATAAACCCTCTACTCATGTTCCTAAGAATAGAGGGCCGTTTAAATCCTTTGAGGAGGCCGCTGACGACGCATTCCTGCGGTGCCCTCCCTACCTAGCCAAGAATACGCAATGGGCCTTCCCGGCCTCCCTAACGGCTCTGGAAGCCTATAACGGTCTTGGGTACTACAAGCGGGGCCTGCCTTCCCCATATATCTGGTCTGGAACGGATCAGTACCAAAAAGGCAAATACGTCTCTGATGGTCGCTTCGACCCAAATGTCGTAGACAAGCAGCTTGGTGCCGCAGGGCTTATCCTTAGTCTCCTGAAGGTAGACCCGGCTCTCTTAGGCCCGATTACACCAAGTCCTGTGCCTGCCCCCGTCCCCCAATCTCCTCCCATTATCAATACTCCTGAGCCCGACCGCAATCAGGAGAACTTCTTCGAAGAACTCTGGCACTGGTTGGAAAGACACCTACATGGCTGATGATGTTTATAAACAAACCTCGGATAACGCTAAAACCGATCTCAATATCTATATGCAAAATGGAGCTGATGATCAATCCTCGCATCCAGGTAATAACTACTCTTACGGTCCTATTATGAAAGATCGACAAGGTCGGAATGTCTTAGACCACACGACTACTCACCGCCCCAATCTTATTGGCCCGAAAGGTTGGAATTACGATGACTAAATCCAAATACAAGTCAGACCCTGATATGTTCGGCTCTGTGGAAGACGCAGGCTGGGACCCGGACGCCTCTACGCCTTCTGTCAACCAGCGTACGGGTATTAATCGCCAACAGCGTTTCCTCGGCCTTATCCCGGACGATCCTGCCTCAGGCCCTCGTAAGCCCAATGCCCAGCGCCCCAATCTCAAAGATGATGGCACCGCTATGGGAGATAGTTATAATTAACCAGTTTCGGCATCCGCTGACCAACCAAAGGAAGTACAAGCAACTCTTCTTTGAAACCAGTCTGGCGGACAAATCTAAGTGCATCTACTCCTTGAAGGACCGTGACCACGAAGGTTTCCCTTCGCTGTATCGGCTGTACATGGAGACGGATGATCCTACGGAATACCTCTTCGCTACCCAGTACCTCGACGGGTGGGACCACTGGGAGACTCTATGCGAATGTACGTGGTTCAAGCCGTACGTTGCCCGTTGGAGACGCGAGCTAGAAATCAAACACAGAGCCTTGGCGCTTAGGAATATCAAAGCCTCAGCATCTAACCCAGACTCTAAGGACTTTCACCAAGCAAATAAATTCCTTGTATCCTCTGGCTGGCAGGAACCTTCCCAGACCAAGAGAGGACGTCCCTCGAAGACTGAAATCTCCAAGGCTGCTCGGGAGATGGCAGATGAGCGGAAGTCCATCGATGAAGACTTCGAGCGCATTTCCGGAGTAATCAACTAATGGCTTTTGGTCCTAATTCGGGTGACGGCGCCCTTAATGTCCGTGTATGGGAACTTCCGGATGGGGCCGTCTCAGTTACCGGAAGCTCTGGTAACATTGCTGCTGCTACCGCTGCTGCGAGCCTTCCTGCTGTTGCTGGTAAGACGAATTACATCACCGGGTTTACTGTTACAGGTACTGGCGCTACGGCTGCCTTGGCTGTTTCGGTTACGGTGACGGGTACGCTGTCCGGCACAATGACCTTTACGTATGCTGCTGCCGCTGGCGCTGCTGTGGCTAACCAGCAGTTGAACGTCACTTTCCCGTTCCCAATTCCTGCTTCTGCGGTCAATACCGCTATTACTGTCTCCTGCCCAACCTTGGGTACTGGCAATACGAATAACACCGTGAATGTTTTCGGCTATGTCAGATAATGAGCAGAAGGACCTTATCAAACAAGCAATCAAAGAATGGATGGATGAGCGCGCCTCAGAGTTTGGTTGGTATATTCTCAAACGTATGATGGCTGCGGCACTGACTTCCGGATTGGCTTGGTTTATTATTCACTCGGGTTATAAGTTCCCCCCGAGTTGAAAAGGAGGGAGAGTATGTTAAGTCGCTTCTTCCCCACTGTGGTTAGAATGGAACAACTCGAAAGTGCCATTCTTGCTTTTCTTATCGCGATGAAGGATGATGTAATGTCCAAGCTTGATGATCTTAAGGCTGATGTTGCTGACTACCACGCCAAGGTTGCTGCGAAGCTTCAGGAGGTCTCTGACGAGATCGCTGCCCTGAAGGCCCAGCCGACCGGCGTGTCTGATGGTGACCTCCAGTCTGTGATTGACATGATTGATGCAGCTAAGGCAGAACTTATGCCTAAGCCTGTCGAACCTGCTCCTGCTCCCGTTGAACCTACCCCGGCTCCTGCGGAAGCTGCCCCCACAGAAGCCCCGGCAGAACCGGCGGCCCAGTAATGTCTACGGATTTGGCCCCTTCGGGGGCCTCTTCCCCTTCAATTACTGTTACACATAATATAGATTTTATTAAGGTCTATTTGAATAACGTCCTTCATGTACATATTCCTAGGAAGTTCTTTCGAGGGCTTCAATCGTGGGTCTGGAAGGGCAAGTTCTATTGTATTGAATTTTCACTAAGTGATGTTGACCCAATCGTGGTTGAGTATGACTCCCGCGAAGTCTGGCAAGAAGTCCTAATTAAAATCAATGGCGCCCTCTAATATCTACAAACATGATCTTGTTCGCATTGCTGCTGAACAGTCCTTTGAGGCGCTAGTACGTCTTGTTCATCCCGGCCGAGTTATCGGAAATGTTCATTCCGAGTTAATGAACTGGATTACCCGTGAAGACAAGAAATCCCACCAGCTCGTTCTTATGCCGCGTGACCATGGCAAGTCTGCATATGCTGGGTATTATGCTGTTTGGCGTATTATTCGTAATCCCGCTATCCGCATTCTCTACATCTCTGCGACAGCTAATCTCGCTACTAAGCAATTAAAGTTTATTAAAGACATTCTTGCTAGTTCACAGGTCCGGAAGTATTGGCCTGAACTAGTTAACTTTGATGAAGGCCGACGCGAGAAGTGGACTGAGAGTGAAATCGCAGTTGATCACCCGAAGCGTAAAGAAGAATACATCCGTGACCCTACCGTATGGGCGGCTGGGCTAACAACCCATATCGTCGGTATGCACGCCGACCTGATCATCATGGATGACGTCGTTGATCGTGAGAACGCAACCACGGAAGAGGGGCGCGCCAAAGTCTCTCTTCAGTATTCGTATCTCGCTTCTATCGAAGGTGCATATTCTGAACAGCTTATTGTTGGTACCCGATATCACCCCCAAGACCTTTATAGTTCCTTGCTTGAAGCTAAAGTTGAACTATTCGATAGCGAAGGAACACTAACTGGAGAAGACCCACTTTATGAAGTATTCGAGCGACAAGTCGAAGACCGAGGCGATGGAACCGGCGAGTTCCTCTGGCCTCGCCAGCGTACTAAGGATGGTCGTGAATTTGGATTCAATGTTGAAATCCTTGCCCGAAAACGAGCGCAGTATCGTGAAAACATTGCTGACTACTATGCTCAATATTACAACGACCCCAACCATGTCTCTGCCGGGGGTATACCAAGATCGGCTTTCCAGTATTACGACAAAGCCTTTCTATCCCGTTCTAACGGATACTGGTATTACAAGCAAACCCGCCTCAACGTCTTTGCCGCAATCGATTTCGCATTCAGCCTTGCAAAGCGCAGTGATTATACCGCAGTTGCAGTCGTGGGGGTCGACGGAAATCAAAACTACTACGTCCTAGAAATCTCAAGGTTCAAGGCTCAAGAAATCTCCGAGTACTTCAAAGAAATCCTTAACCTACACAGGAAGTGGGATTTCCGAAAACTCAGGGCTGAGGTGACTGCGGCTCAGGAAGTCATCGTTAAAGACCTAAAACAGAATTATATCCGTGTGCATGGGCTGGCACTATCGATCGATGAATATCGACCCACACGGAATGAAGGCACAAAGATGGAACGTATCAACGCCATCCTCCGGCCTAAATACGATAACCATCAGGTGTGGCATTACCAAGGCGGGAATTGCCAAGTCCTCGAAGAAGAACTCGTCGTCCTTAAACCACCGCATGACGACTGTAAAGATGCTCTGGCTTCAGCCATTGACGTGTCTTACCCGCCCTCAATCATGGTAGGCAACCCAATGAACTCTGCTAAGGTTATGACCCATTCTAGGTTTGGAGGTATCGGTTAGTGGCTGGACAAGTCCTACATCTACGCCAAATCTGGAAGCCCGACGGCATCGGCGTTGGTATTGCTATGCGGTACCAGGAATGGAGAACCTTTCGACAAGTCTTCGAAATGGAGACCAAAGAAGTCCGTGAGTATCTTTTTGCTACTGATACTACGAAGACCACTAACTCCAAGCTTCCGTGGAAGAATAAGACGACTATCCCGAAGCTCTGCCAGATCAGAGACAACCTTCTCGCGTATTACATGGCAGCCGTGTTCCCTAAGAGGAAGTGGTTGAAGTGGGAAGGGGATTCCAAAGACGATGCTTCGATTGAGAAGGCAGCTTCCATCGAGAATTACATGGGTTGGGTTATTACTCAGCCTCATTTCAAGAATGTTGTTCAGGAACTTCTGTGTGACTTTATTGATACTGGTAATTGCTTCGCTGCTCCTGAATGGATCGACCAAACCGTCGTACTCCCGGATAAAACCCAAACCGGCTATTGTGGCCCGGCGGCTAAACGATACTCGCCATACGACATGGTTATGAACCCTATCGGCCCGGATTTTACCCGTGTGCCGAAGATCGTTAGAAGCCTAATCTCCATTGGTGAAGTCAAATCAATCTTAGAGAATGAAACTACACCAGAGAACAAAGAATCCTACGAAGAACTCTGGACTTATCTCAAGAACATCCGAAATACCGCAGGACAGCTCGGCAGTACCGACCTCAAGGTTGAAGATGCCTTCCTTAACATGGATGGGTTCCACAGTTACCGAGCCTATCTCGAAAGCGACTACGCAGAGGTTCTCACTTTCTATGGTGACCTCTACGACCGAGACACAGACACCTTTCTGAAGAATTACGTTATCTCCGTTGTCGATAGACATAAAGTTATCCTCAAGAAACCTAACCCCAGCTACTTCGGCTATCCTCCGATCTTCCATGCAGGATGGCGCAAACGTCCAGGTAATCTCTGGGCTATGGGTCCTCTTGCTAATCTCGTTGGTATGCAATACCGAATTGATCACATCGAGAACCTTAAAGCAGATAAGTACGATCTTACGGCTTTCCCGCCCCTGAAGATCAAAGGCTATGTCAATGATTTCGAATGGGGTCCTTTCGCCCGTATCCACGTTGGCGATGATGGTGACGTAGAAGTCCTTGAGACCCGCAGCACTATCGCCGAGGATAATCAAGAACTCGAACTCTATATGAATAATATGGAGATCATGGCTGGGTCCCCTAAGGAAGCCATGGGTTTCCGTACTCCAGGCGAGAAAACTGCCTTCGAGGTTGAACGCCTTGAGAATGCAGCCTCCCGTATCTTTATGAGCAAGGTATCTCAATTTGAAGAACAAGTCCTTGAGCCACTTCTTAACTCAATGCTCGAACTTGCAAGACGCAATCTCAGCCGAGCTGTTTCTGTTCCGGTCTTCGATCCTGACTTCGACGTCGCTATCTTCCAGACCCTTAGCGCATCTGACCTCACAGGTTCGGGCAAGATCAGACCTCTTGCAGCGCGTCATTTCGTCGAACAATCAGAGCTAGTTCAAAATCTGGCTAACTTCTATAATTCCGGTATGGGCAAAGACCCGCAGGTTCTGGTTCACTTCTCCGGTTACCAGATGGCTAAAATCATCGAAGACAATCTGAACCTCAAAGACTTCGGTCTGGTTCAAGAGAATATTCGATTGTCTGAGGAAGCCGACGCACGTCGTGAAGCTCAGGCCCATATGGAGAAAACCCAGATGGAAGCTATGACGCCCTCGGGACTTACCCCGGATGATCATAGTATGGATCAGGGACAACCCAACTTAGCAGGCCCTCCGCCTAATGTCCAAACCCCTTAATATCGCTTGGACGAAGCATCTCAAAGACAAAGACAAAGAAGACTTTGAGGTAATCGTCCGTAACAGTACTCGTCTTCTCAAGCGTCTCAAAGAGATTGCAGAGGAGAAAGAAACTGAGGTTATGAATACGTCATTATCACTTAATGACTTTAGCACTCCTAATTGGAGCCACAAGACGGCGTATCGGAATGGACAACTCTCCGTACTTCGTCTCCTTAAAGAACTCATTCCCTTTTAACATAGGACCACTATGTCTCTTTTTGAAAACGGTGACCCCGTAACGTTTGATGCCCTCGTTGGTGAAGGCAAGAAGTACAAGGACCCTGATGCTGTCGCCAAGGCCATTATTGAGAAAGATCGTTTCATCGAACAACTCAAGGCCGAGAAAGCCGAAGTCCTTAGGGATTTGACTACCCGTCAGGTCCCAGATAGAAGTCAAGAGATTCTAGACCGATTGAATGCTCTTAATACACGTCCAGCCACGGAAAGTCCGGTTACCGAACCGACGGAACGGGTTGAAGTCAAAGGTTTGTCTGAGGACGATGTTCTCAAACTTCTCCAGCAGCGTGATGCCAAGGCCCGTGCCGAAGCTAACGTCAATGCCGTCAAGGCGGAGCTGAAAAAGAAGTTTGGTGATCAGTACCAGACAGCTCTTAATACTCTTCAGGAAAAGATGGGTGTCGATCAGAAATTCCTCGACAACATCGCAGCACAGTCTCCCGCTGCATTCATGCAGCTCCTCGGTGGCGAAAAGCCCGAGGCTGTGTTTACTCCGCCGACTAGTACTCGACCGGAAACCTTCAAGCCTACAAACACGGGGCCACAACCCCGGAGCCACTATCTGAAGCTCAAGGCTGAGAACCGCTCAGAGTACGATAAGCCGGCAACCCAAAATAAAATGTACAAGGACGCCATGGCCATGGGAGAAGCCTTCTTCGACGTCCGCGACTAGGATATAATTAAATGGCTGGTTTTAGCTATTCAAACAACGAGCATCTTGTTCGTTCGAATATCTGGTCGGCTCGCCTCAAAGAAGTCCTGCTGGACATGCTCATTGGCATGCGCTACGTGGACTTCCTGACGGACTTCCCGGATGGCGATACGATCAATATTCCCTCTATCGGTCAGATGGAGACCCTGGACTACGCTGAAGGTCAGGCTATCCGCTACACTGGCATGGATACTGGTAACTTCACGTTCTCGATCAATAAGTACAAGTCTGCTGCGACGTTCATTACTGAGCGTATGAAGCAGGACAGCTTCTATATGAACAGGCTGGTTTCCAGCTTCGTTCCGAAGATGCACCGTGCTATTGCGAAGACGATGGAAGTCGACATGCTGGCTACGGGTAATGCCGGTCAGACCTCGGGCAACCTCAATGCCATTAACGGTGCGAGCCATCGGTTTATTGGCTCAGGTACTGTCGCAGGTCTTGCGGCTATCTCGCCCAAGGACTTCGCTATGGCGAACTTCGCTCTGAATAAGGCGAACGTCCCGGCGGAGAACCGGATTGCTATCGTCGACCCTTCGGTTGGCTATCAGCTTGAGACCCTCACCAATCTCGTTAACGTCTCGTACAACCCCCGTTGGGAAGGCGTCATCGATACTGGTATCGTCAAGGGCTTCACCTTCACGAAGAACGTCTATGGCTTCGACGTCTATATCTCGCAGAACCTCCCGCAGGGTCTGACGGAGACTATCGCAGGTTCCCCGAACCTCACCTCGGTTTCGACCAACGGTGTCGCGAACATCTTCTTCTCCGCTGCTTCGGACGTTCTCCCGATCGTCGGTGCCATTCGTCAGCCGCCTAAAGTTGACAGTGAGTACAATAAGGACCTCCAGCGCGAAGAGTATGTTACGACTTGTCGTTATGACTTCAAGTTGTACCGCCCTGAGAACTGGGTTCAGATTATCACTGACGCAACGGCTGTGGCTTAAGGAGATAATCAATGGCTAACTTTAAATTCCTCGGTGCTGGTTCTTGGCGTAATGCCGATGGCCTCATCGTGTACTTCGGTCCCTCCGAAGGTACGTCAGGCGATGGTGGTGAGTACAAGACCCTTGGTCCGAACCGCACGACCGAGTTCCTTCTGGACTTGGCTAACCTGACGTCTTCGGCTCAGTATCTCGATCAGCACTTCGAAATTCCGAAGGGCGCCTACATCGAGAGCGTTGAGATTGAGGTCCTCGTGGTTGCAGCTTCTTCGGGCTCGGGCACTGTCTCGATCGGTCTGAAGCAGTCTGATCAGTCCACCAACATCTCGGATACTGCACTTGTCAACGCCCTTGACCTTCACGCTACGGCGGTCGGTACGAAGTTCACGTTGACTGCGGGTTCGACGGGTGCCGGTGGTAGCATCGGTACTGCACTGGCTGCCAACGGTCTTATCACCGCTAAGGAAGGTACCGCAGTTTACCAGACGGGTCGTATTGCTGTCCGCGTTAACTGGAACTTCCTGCCTCTCACCTAAGGATAAACAATGACTGTTCCTAGTAATAAATACGGCCCCGAGAACCAGACTGATCTTCGTGGTCAGCTTGTGGTTATGGACCAGATTGCGATTGGAGCAGTCGGCACGACTAAGACGGCGACGGCATCTTCGGGTGCCGCCACGTTGAACTCTCCTTCGGGTGTTGTGACGACTGAGAGCCTTTCCACGGCTGCGGGCGCATTGTATACATTGACGCTGACGAACTCTTGTATCGCGGCCGCAGATATTGTTCTGCTTAATGTCGGTCTCGGTACGAACTCCACGGGTCATCCTGATGTGGTCTCGGTTACTCCGGCGGCTGGTTCAGTCTCCGTGGTAGTCAAGAATACTCACGGCTCGGCGGCTTTCAACGGTACGTTGATTGTTCAGTTTGCGGTTATCAAAATCTAAAACGGGAGGGTCGCAAGGCCCTCTCTTTCTTTGGAGTTTAAATGACTAACGTTGCTCATGCCAGTCTAACCGGAGCTGATCTTCACGAACCCAAGGGTATCGCAACAGCAGCGGCAAATTCCGTTTATGTCGCTAACGGCCTTGGGTCGGGGACTTGGACAGACGCCAGCACGGCTATTAGTAATTCTTCGTGGAGTACGGGGGATATTAAACTAACCCATAAGAATACTGCCGATTCCGGATGGATTATGTACGCCGATGGAACAATCGGTGATGGTTCATCTGGGGCTAGTGTTCGTGCTAATGCTGATTGTACTGCTCTCTTCCAACTTTATTGGAATACTTATAATAATTCTCAGTGCCCTGTCTCTGGTGGACGAGGTGCTTCAGCGGTAGCAGATTTTGCTGCACACAAAACACTTACCTTACCTGTTCAAACCGGACGTGGCTTTGGCTTGGCAGGAACGGGTTCTGGTCTCCAAGCTCGCAGTGTCGGTACAGGTATCGGGTCTGAAACCCACACACTGACACTAAGTGAACTGCCGACTGGTATGGTAGGTAATAATTCTAATAACGTCAGTATCAGTGTCAACTCTGGTGGTAGTCTTGTCTGGACTGGTGTCGGAGGCGGTTCTGTTGCTACTGGTGGTGCGTCCCAACAGGTTGCTAGTATCGCTCAGTTGACTTCTACAGGTACAATTGGTTCTGGTAGTATCAACGTTCAAATCACTAATACTGGTGGCGGGGCTCATAGTATTATGAACCCGATGGGTTATGTTAACGCGATGATCAAGTTGTAAGATGACAAAACTCGTACTGAATAGTCTCGCTAATCTACAAAACGAAACGTCCGCTGTTAACACGATTAATAGTAACTCGACAGCTATTTCTGCTGCACTAGAGAATACGTTGTCGCGAGACGGAACCTCACCTAACCAAATGGGTGCAGATTTCGATATGAACTCGCACCGTATTCTCAATCTGCCTGCACCTGTATCGCCTAACGATGTTGTCCGTTTTCAGGACCTTTCTACCGTAATTGGTGGTGGTACTATTGCTCCTGTGCCCACGGGCGGTGCGACTAACGCCTTCTTAATGAAGAACTCCGGTACGACGTATGATATGGTTTGGAGCAATACTCTAACTGGAAACGTCGTAATCCCTGGGACTAGTACGCTTACTGTTAATGGCAATACTATCAGCCTCGCGGCTGGTACGGCTACGGTTACTATCCCTAATTCAACTGATACTCTTGTGGGCCGGGGTACCACTGATACGTTTACGGGGGTTAAGACTTTTAACGATGGAAAACTCCTCCTTGCTGGTAGCAGTTCTGGTACGACGACGCTTAAGGCTTCAGCAGCAGCGAGTGGCGTTATTACTTTGCCGGCTACCACAGATACAGTTGTTGTTCTTGCCGCCGCTCAAACACTAACCAACAAAACTCTTACCACTCCGATTATTTCCAGTATCTCGAATACCGGAACACTCACCCTTCCTACCAGTACTGATACGCTAGTCGGAAGGGCAACTACGGATACGCTGACTAATAAAACCATCGATACAGCTGGTCCTAATACGATCAAGCTGAATGGTAATACACTGACTGCTGGCGCCGGTACGGGTACTATTACAGCTCCGTCTGGAACGCATACTTTGGCTGTGCTTGACGCTAATGCCTTCACCGCAGCCCAGACGATTACCTCTAATACTAATTCCCAGTTAAGTATCTCTCCATCGAGTGGTGATGGCGCTTCCATTACTATCTCTGGCAGTACTACAACTATGCAGATCGGTCAGACTGCATCTGATGTTTTCTTTAAGTCTACGACGAACACCCCGATTGACTTCGGTACTAATAACTCGACTAAGCTAACTCTTGCTGCTTCGGGTGGTTTGTTTTCTGTCTCGGCTGGTGGTGGAGACAAGGGCGCTAATACTGCTAACTTCGGTGCTGTCTACCAGAATGGTAACCAGATTAACTACCCGGCCTTTCAAGCCATTCGGACTTCGTCTCAATCCTTTACGTCGGGT